AAATAATTTAGTTTTTTTAAGTTCTTCAATACTTATAAACTTATTTAATAATCCTAAATTTTTAATTGCTTCATTTTTATCTAACAAATCACTTAAATTATAAAAGATAGAAACAAAGGAAGACAATGCGACTTCCTTTATTTTATCTTTTGTTTTTATAACCCATTTCATCGATTAGCACTTCCTAACGGATATACAATCATACATTGGAATGAACCGGTAAAAGATCCTGTATTATATACATTAATTGCTTCAGCTGTGTATGTTACAGAAATTTCACCTAAATCACCGCCAGTATATTCTGTACATTGAACATCGACAAATATAGGTCTTACAAATTCACCATTTTGATTTTGTTTTGTATTACGAATAACAGTAGCTTGGGAATTCCCAGAAAAGAATCCATTAACAACTTTTATATTGTCGAGGGCAGAAGCGCCGCCAATTAATACATTTTTATTATTTAAACCGATATAGAATTTTTCATTTAGTTCATCATAACCAATTTGATTTTCTTCTAAATGATCTTGATTTGCAATCGGCTTATTGAGTTTATTATTCCATTTATTCTTTTCGGCATCAGTTACAAATTGATGATTAGAATCTGTAACGATATTTTCCGGAGTAAAAATATCGGGTAAAAATCCAGATTCAAGTGCTTCTTTAGAAATAAATTTATCGTATAAACCTAAATTAATAATAGCAGCATTTTTATCTTTTAAATCAGAAAGATTCTTGTTTCTATCGAGTACTTCATCCGAAGAAATTTGAACCCATTTTTTAATATTATCTACATAAACATTAATGTTCATAAAGGACCTCCTACGCTACTGGTTGTCCGACTACACGAACAATTCGACACATAGCTGGTAATCCTTCTTTACCTGTCAATGTATATGCTTCAGGAAGAATAATCAACATAATATTATCGCAACCAACAAAAGACTTATCGGCGATAGTTTTTATTGCAGGCAATGAAACAGTTGTTAAATTCGGGCAATTTTTAAATGCAGTAGCGCTAATTGTTGTAACCCCAGGAAATTCTAAATTTACGATAGAATCGGAATCATGAATTGCATTTGTTGCAATGCTAATATATTCTGTTTTAGCACGAGCAGCTGTTTCAGAATATGTATTAGAAATAGCATTTGCTTGTAGAATAGTATTAGAACCAGAATTACTTAATTGTACAAAATCAGTCGATACTAAATTTTGTACAGGTAGTCCAGAAAGATAATATAATGTATTAACTTTTTCATTAACTCTGTTTCTACTTAATTCATTAGCATAATTAGCAGATTGAGAATATGTGGTAAATTGAGAGTTTACATTACTTAATTGAGCTTCTGCAGATTGAGTTTTAGAATTAAGTAATTTAACTGCATTATATAAAGCAAATAAAATCTGAGAATATGTTGCTCGATTATTAGTAGATGTGCCTGTTAACAAACTTTGAATATACGTTTGAAAATCAGAATTATTTAAGATATTATATGTACCAGCATAAGATGCGCCTAGAGTATTAGCAAAACCTACCGATATATTTTGAGTAACTAATGTTGCAATACGATCATTAATATTATTATTTAACTGATCGATCGTATTTAATTTTGCTTTAATACTATTATCCAAATCAGACATACTAATAGTGTCATCACTACGACGATAACGATTTAAATCATTAGCAGAAACTAAATTATTTAATTTATTATAATTTAATTCTAATGCCTGGAATGCTGGACGAAGTGTATCGTTAAAATCAGAAGTATTTAATTTATCTGTATTTAATCTATAACGAGCATCACCAAAATCTTTAGTAATAGCAGTATTCGGCAAATCAGAAATAATTCGTTTTAAATTTTCAATATCGTTACCGACAAAAGTTAAACCACCAAATGCAGTATTTAATGCATTAACTTTATTAATAATATTTTTTAAATTTTGTTGATATTCTTCGCTAAAGTCAGTTAATTGTAATTTTTCATCTTTTGCTCTATATTTATTATCTGCATCTACTTTATTAAGTTTAGTGGATAAAGCATCAGAGAAATCTTGCATATCGTCGATAATCGACTGCATTTCTGTATCGAGCATTGCTTTAGTAAGTTTATCAGAAGACTTATTAAAAGCTTGACTCTTAACAGCAGAATTCTTTTCTAAAGAAATTACACGGTTACGCAATTCGGAGTCGTCATAAGAAACGACTCCTCTAGATGCATCACCAATATTTTTTAATAATGTCTTTAAAGAAGAATCTAATTGATCCATATGAATTTGTGATAAATTACTAATCTGATTAATCTTATTTTTAAGATCATCAGATAGCATAAATTCTTCTATTTTTTTAGCCATTAAAATCTCCTAGTATTTTTAAATTAATGTATTATCAGAAATTATATTACACTGAAATATTAAGAGATCCAATGATTTCATTGTTTTTAATAAAGTATCCGAATACATTATATTTTGAAGGAAAAATGATTTCAAAATCATTAGGATTTTTTACATTATATTCTTTTCGTAATACTGTTTTATTTATATCGACATTTTTATTTTGTTCTTTGTCGAATATATTAGTTACTTTAAATACAGATTTAGTAAGATTATCATAATTTGCTTTAGGAATTCTATAACCAGTTTGTTGATCTATAATATAAGATTGTGTATTATTATCAAAATTAGAATGATCGATACCAAATGTATTATCTTTGCCGGTTATTTTTTTACCCTTAAATGCGATAGATGAATCATCATAAGGCGGAACTACAAAAGTAAATACCTTAGAAACATTATGTGCATCGACAATTCTTGCACTAATTTTAGCAAAGTTATTACGATTTTGAATTTCTAATGTTCTATTATTTTTTAGTAAACTATTATTACCAGATAATTTTTCTTTTAATAAATATTCCTTACCTTCAATAATATCCCATTTGCGCTCTTCAATATTACCTTCAGCAATTAAGTGATATGTTTTTAATACATCTGTATATACTAATTTAATTGTATTTTCTAAATAAGCTGGCGCATTTCTAGAACTATTGTCATCAAATACAATAGCCATAGAGTTATTCACCATATTCTTATTATTAATATCTTTAGTTAAGAAGATATTATATCCAGATGTATTTATTTTATTTATATCATAATAAGTAATTGTAACCCAACAACCCAAACTTAATATATCTAAATCAATACCAATTCTTCGTCCATCTAATTCTTGTAACTTTTTATTTTGTTTATTGCATTCAATTACATTATTTATAGAAGCACTAATTAAATTTTTATTAAGTTCATAAGAAGCTTTATCTAATTCAAACACAGCATATGTTATATTATTATCATCATATAAGAATTTATGTCGTCTTTCGCCGCGATGATTAACATATGTAATTGTATCGTTATCTTTATCTATATTTAATACAAGAAAAACTTCTTGAATAGCTCGCTGGCCTTGAAGAATGATATTAGAAGGCTTATTGAGTGCCTCTTCAATAGGCACCCAATCCTTTTTACCTTCTAATTTTATTTTAATATTTCCAGTTTCATTATTTATAAGTAATGATCCATATGGAATCATATCGAATTTATAATCAGTATTTTCATAAACGAAAGATGCTCGACCATTACTTATTAATCTTGACGATACTTTTTTACTACCTTTAATAGCCATTTTTCACCTTTCATTATGCTAATACTATTTTCTTATCGATGTAACCATAAGCTTCAATTTTTACATCAAAATCAAATGTTATATTATTAGGAATATCTGGATTTACTGACGGAACATTTTGATTCCAACTAATAACAGGAACTAAATAAGTAAATGTATTATTATTTTGCATTACTAATTTAGATTCGTTTCCTCGAGGATTATTAACGTTAATAGTAATAATAGGATTTAAAACATCTCTATCAATATTAACATTAATTTTTTGATAAGTTATATTATCGATAATTTGACAAGGTTCATCAACAAATGTAACAGAAGCATTTATTAATTTAGTACGTTTTTGTTGAATAATTGCAGTTACGACAGAAGAAGTTGCATTGTTATTATCATCAGTTGCCATAAAAGAAATATATTGAACGGTATCTTTTAATGGAATAGTATATTTATATTGATAATAAGTGGTTTCGTTATCCACTCTTCTTGTAACTTCTTTATTAGTAATAATAACGTCAGTATTGGCATTCGTAATCATTTTAGCTTCTTTAAAATAAGCAGTTTCAACTACGATACTAATATATTGATTAGATTTATCGATAAATTGATAATCTTTTTGAATAATAGAGATAGGAATATCTGTTGGCTCTTTACCTTGAATTAATATTTTATCGATATGAAAAGATATTTTATCTTTTTTAATTGCTATAATATTAATATAGTAAGAACGAGCCTTTCGAGGAAATACAGCTATATAATTACCGTTAGTTTCCGTAAAATTAACGTTACCAATGTCTGCTGTACTATTTATAACAAATTCGACGCCAGTTTCACCTTGTAAATTTAAAGAAACATTATCTCGTGATAATGTCGTATTTCTTAATGCTACTGAAACTTTAGATGTCGTCGTAATTAATCGACTAATTTCGTTCGGAATATAATCATTATTATGTCCCTGAACTCGTAACGTATAATTTTCATTATACGCAATCGGAATTTTTAATGTTACCCAAGAATGATTAGACTGTTGACTAACAATTTCTTGTCCGTTTTTTAATACTTTAAATGTACTATTTTCAATCGATTTAATTAATAACAATAATTGCATATTGTTATAATCATATCGAATATATAATGTCATTGGTAAACGTTGTTTAACTACTTCACTTTTTTTACTATTAATCCACATATCACCAGGTTCTGGATTAATAGGTTCAGTTTCTTGATTATAAATACGAGGAATAGGATTACCTATATTATATCGTTCAATATAATATACATCAATTTCGCATCCAGGTTCTAACATTACTGGATTTAAAATAAAATGTGTTTCATCTAATTCTTTTAATGTATTAGCAGAAGAAGTACATTCGATAGTGTTGTTAATTAATACTTTAATTTGATTAACGCCTACAGTATAAGAACCTTTATCAAGTTCAAAAATGAAATTATCTTGACGAGTTAATTTTGATTCTTTAGGATTACCATTGATAGTATAATATAAAATACCTTCAGCTTCATCATAGCTATTATATATGATTTGTTCTGTTATAAATCGAGAAGATTCTTCTACAATAATAGTTTCATTATACGGAAGCTTTAATGCGATCCATGACGGCCCATATTGGGAATAGGGATCTTTTGGATCCCTATTATCCACATTATACTTTAATTTAATACCGATATTATTATTTTTAGGATCAACTACTATAGTACCATATTTAGCAGAATTCCAATCATATGTTTTATAATCATGGTGAATAACAGGTAATGTTATTGTATCATTAAAATATTTATTGATCTTGGACATATTTTATTTTAACTCCTAATACTGTCAATTCTCTCGGTGAGCTTTTCGTATGGAAAATAATTTCCTGTAATGCCGGCCATCTTAATGCTTCTATATATTTTTTATTATTGACACTTTCGTAAGTATCAAAATAAAAACCGTAGAAAGAAACATTTCTGCCAGAATTAGTTATTGTTGGCATTTCATAATAATAATATCCATTATACCCATAAATATGTAATTTTTTTACCTTAATTTTACTTAAATTAATATCTTTAGGGAATAAATAATAACAATCACCATGATATAATGTTAAATTTTCTTGTTGTAATGCTGGATCATCTTTATCGAAGAAATAAACATATCGGCTATTTTTATTACCAGGGCCATAGTCTTTAATTTCTTTAGCTTTATTTGTTATTTCCTCATAACTAGAATTAATTAAGAAGTTGCCCATTTCAGTTTTATACCTTTCTAAGGTAGTAGAAGTTATCGGCAAAATTTCTGCTGCTTTAGGTTGTACTGAGCCGACTTTAACTTTAGGAGTATTAATAGTATAGAATGTGCTATATCCACCTTTAGATTGAACATTAAAAGCTTCGAGATTCGGAGCATTAATTTTATAATTATTTCGATCTTTAAATAATTCTTCGTCGTTAAACATGCTATCTCGCAATTGTATAATTTTAATAGAAGAACTATCTATAACTATTTTGTTTAACGGAGTGTCAAATGGTCTTACAAATCCTAAGATTTTATTATTCTTAATAACGCATTCTTTAACTGCATTACATCCATAAAATAAACCTTCTGTAAATATTTCGATTCTGTCTTTAATCAAATCAAAAGATGCTTGATTTAATCTTCTACTTTCAGCAAAAGCACTATATCCGAGAGTGAGATAACCAGGATCTATATTCTTTTCTTTATTTTCTAAATAACCGTCAAGATTAATAATATTTCCTAAATGATCTCGATTAACATTAAGTTTCCGATATACTAGTGTAGAAGCTCCAGATAAATAGAATATATCGGCACCTATTTTTTTAGTATAATTTAAATTTACTTCTGTATTAAAATTTTCTGCAAAAGCAAACGAATATTGTTTTATGAAATTTTGAGTACAAATATAATTATCTAAATTTTCTACCGTTACTAGTTTTTTACATTCATAAAACGGACCGTATGAACTGCTATATTGATATTGAGGATCAGCATCTTTAATTAAATAAGTCGAAGGTAAAATAATCTTAACGACATTAGCGCAACCATTAAATTCTCGTTGTTCAATATATAGATTAGTTACGACACGTAAATCCAATTCTTTTACTAAGAACAATCCGTAGAAATTATTTAATTGAGCGCCATATAAGTTCGGATTTTGAGGAATACCATAAATACCAAACATAGCATAATATTGACGATTGATTTTATCATAATTTCTCGTATATGGATCCATTGTATCCATACGAATTGGTTCATTATTATCAGTACAGAATGTAATAGATTTACAATACCAATTAATGTTAGTTGCATTACATTGATTAAAGGTAAATGCAGAAACGGCTACGTCTTTATTATCCTTAGATATAACATTAATAACATATCCTTCTCGATCATTCCCCATCGGGAAAGGACATCTAATATTCATATTAAGCATATCGGAAAATCTAGGATTATATACTCCAGTAGTTTCTTCATAGTATTTTCTCGTTGGGCTAGACGGAACAACTTGCGTATCACCATAATAGAATATATTCCTACCAACGCCAACACAAGTAGTATTGAAGTTTGGAGACATAATATGACCGAATGCAAAATGATGAAATTTATTAATTTTACTATAATCTAAGAATAAAATCGCTTTACTAAAAGTTAAACCGAACTCATCGACTTCTTTTAATTCTGGAAAGTAATAAATATTAGTTGAACTTTGGAACCTAAAATCATTATTAAATTGACTCGGAATATATTCATTATCGTAAGAAATTAAGCGTAGATTGCTAGAAGAATTTTCTTTTATTTGATTACTATTTTCTCTTGTAAATCCAGTATTTACATATAAATCTTCTTGATTCTCAAAATCGATAATTCTATGTATAGGCATTACACATTTTCTAAAGTCTAAATCATTTTTAGAGAATGTCATCCAAATTTCTTGTTTGTGTTCATTGTTTCCGATAGAACCGCTTACTATCATTTTAGTCGGTGCTTGAGATTGGAAATTATAATTTTTATAAGAAAATGTAGATGGCCATAACAAAATTTTATGATCAATTCGTAGAGAAATTGGTTTCGTTAAAGAAATATTTCCTAGGCATTTCCAGTTTACTTGTTTTCCTGTACCATAAGTATTACCCGTAAAATCTTTAACAGCATCTAAGCTTAAAACTTTTTTAGATTTTAATTTAGCTATAAATTTATTTAAATTAGTATTCATAGTTAAATTATAATCATTATTTTGTGTATCTAAATAATATTCGATATTAATATAGTTTATTAATTGAGGATGAATATATTTTATCGAAGGAATAAACTTTTTATATGTGTTAGGTTTAGAATTAGCAGCAACGAAAACTTTACCGCTAATCTTATTATATGTTTCGGTAAATTTATTAACATCAAAAGTCGTATCATCAATTAAAATATTATCAAAGTTTTTATAATGAGCAATTGTCGGCGCTACAGTAATTTTATTAGTTAAACGATTATTAATTTTAAACTGATATTCTTTATCTACTAATAAATCTTCAAATGAAACAGGAATAGCAAAATAGAAAATACGTTTATTTTCTCTATCGCTTGCATAAGCATTTTCATGATATTCTCGTTTATTAACATATACGTTAGATGTATAATCGAGAATTCTTGGGCTAATATTAGGAAGTGTATCGAGTCCTCTTAAACTTGTTAAATTATAGAAGAACTTATAAGATTCCATTCCGTCAATAAGAGCTTTTTCATTAGGCACAGAATGATCTGTCATAACAGGCATAGTTGTAGTTCCGACAGTAAGACTATTTGGAACAGGCCACGTATTATCCACTTCTGCATCTGGAGTCATGCGTTGGAAATTAATAGCAAATACTCTATATGCTTGAGAATCAAATATATCGCCATACGGATTAATTACATAACTATCTTTAAGAATAATATTCCATTCTCTTAAATTTAATCCTATAAGTTCTCGTAATACTTCTTGTGTTTTATATAGAGGATGTTCACATATAAATTTAATACTGATATCATCATTTATTTGTTTGAATTTATATGTATATTCAAAACGTTCATAAGAAAGGTCATTGATATTCTGATGTCCATTGGAAATTATAGATGTAGCAAATCCGCCTTGTGTATTTTGAACATATGTTGTATCAGGAGTCGTTACTTCTACTTTAATAGTCGATCCTTGTACGCCAGCTATTTTAGGCATCCACGTTCTATTTTCTAAAACAACATCGCTTACAGTAAGCGAAATCGGCGCATTAACTTTCTCATATCTAGAAACAAATACTACTTTAGATTCAGGAACTTTATCTTCTTTAATAGATTCAACAGTAAACGTTCTATCAAATTGATAATCATATGGAATATAGTAAGAGCCAGTTTCAGTATTTTCAATTCTAGTTAATACTTGGTTACTAGAATTTTTAATTAAAATAGTAGAACCTGGTTCTGTTCTATATGTAATATCAACGCCATATTCATTATTATTAGTATTAATATGTTGTCGTTGATCTGCAGCTAACGGAATAGTTGCAGTATGTAAATTAGCATTAAAATCGTAAAGAATATCTTTTTCAGTTTTTTCATTATGAGATGTTACTCTATAATGTTTAGCTGTTTGAGCTAACGGAATTGTTAATATTAAATTGCCGCTACTATCAACATTTTGAGTTTTAATAATTGTTGCTGGGTTAGCAGTTAAATCGCTTACTGTGATAACAGAACCTGTTAATGTTCTAACAGTAATAGTAATTCCGTCATTACTAATTACATGATTAATATCGGCATAATTTTCTACTGTTTGTGCCTTAATCGATAACGTTTTTTCTTTGCGAATACCAGTCTGAATATTTTCGACTACTGCAACTATATCATATTTTTCTGCTTCACGAGGAAAATTCCAAGATACTTTGGAATCTAAATTTTGAGAAGAATAAACTTTTTTACCGTCACGGAAAAAAGATACGAAGTTACCAATTTGAGTCGTAACATTGGCACGAGACATTAAATTATTTAAATAAGTAACTTCACCATCGATTGTTACTTTATCTGCTTTACTTTTAGTGCCATTAATTAAAATTTTACTATAAGCAGTTTCATAAGAATCGAATGTAGAAAATAAATTTAAATAATAATCATCGCCATTACGAGGAATTTTAAATTTAGTAATATTTCGAGTTGTATAACTATTATAATATTCAGTATCGCGATGCGCAGCAATTAATCGTGCCCCTTTTGTTGTGAACACAATTAATTCTACTTTAGTAGTATCATTATCTAAATAATTTAAACTATAACTTAAAGGAGTAACATTTAATTCATCTTTATTAAATTCTTTAGTGTTAATCCAAATATCTTTATCTTCAAAAAACCAAGGCGCTTCATCTTGTGTATAAATTAAAGGATATAATTCACTTAAACGCTCATAATTAATATAACGAACAGTTACAGAAGAATCGACACGAATATTATCTTCATCAATTTGAAAATATTTCATATTCAATTCTTGGAGACTATTATCAGAAGCGCTACATCTAATCACATCGTTAATTAAAATTTCTAATTGATTTGTGCCTGGTAAATATAAGCCAGAACCAACTTTAAATTGGACTTTACCATTAGTTAATTTACCTGTTCTAGTAATACCATAAGAATCAACATAATTAAATTGATTTTTCTCTTTTTCAATTTTAGTTATAACATAATATTCTACATTAATAACTGCATCTTTAACTAACTTATCTGTACCATCTTTTCGAATTCCCATTGGAACCCAATCAGATTCACCAATTAATTTAATACTAAGACTACCGGTTTTAGTATTAACCAACAAAGATCCGTCAGGAATATCTGACCAATAATAATTATCTTTTTCTATGTCGGTGATTATAATAGCAGTATCTTTATCGATACTGTATTCATTTAGCTTTCGAATACCCCAAGTAGGTTTCATACGTCAACCGCTCCTAATAATAAACTACGTCACAAGTTAATTCTTTTAAATCGTTAATTTTATAACGAACATCTTTTGGAAGTTCGATTACGATATTGAAATCATAATAATTATTTTCCGAATCTCCTTTATTTGGAGCTCCACTTAATACAACTTCGTTACTTAAATTTACAGTTAATACATCATTTAATCTAACTGTCGGCAATTCTACAGCTTGAGTATTTAATAATTTAATATTATCAAGTAAAGTAGAATCTTCAATATCAGTAAAATATAAATTAATACCGAAATTTTTAAGATCGGGTTGTCTATCTATTCCCATATAATTATTATATAATCGCACAGGAATAACAAAACGACTAGCCGAAGTAATAACCCCGGCTTTATATATCGTATAAATATTAAATTCTTTCTGGTCTAATACCATCCATGTTAATTTATTTGCCATTTCCTATGCTCCAAACGAAATAACCATAAAACGTAGTTTTCTTGTATTTCTAATTAAACCAGCAGACAATTTAATTTTATTATTATCTACATATACATAATCAGTACCATAATTAAGAATGGTTTTAATATTTGCATTATCAATTTTACTATTACTGTCTACATATGGATCTAAAAGAACAAAAGAAATTTGATTTTGATTTAACACATGTTGAAGTGGATAAATAGTATTAGCAGGGCTTACCGTAATTTCATATTCCTGCATTGTTTTAAACAATCCATTTTTAACTTCATCGGCTAACATAGACTTAGTAATCTTTTCGCTACGCTTAATAAAGTTATCAGTATTTAATGTAGATTCTTTAAGATCACGAACACTATTTTGAATCTTTTGAATTGCTGGTTCCATTACATCAGTAATAGTTTTATATTTTTTATCGACAGCAGTAATAAGATTTTTAGTTTCTTTAATACCTTCTTGAGCATTAGTAACGATAGATTCTAACTGTTCATAAGACCAAACATAATGAGAAATACGATAAATGATGCGATCACCATATTTTAATTTAATATTATTATTAATAATAAATTTATTAGTTAATGTCGGGTTTGGATTATCTGCAGTCGGTACTGGCAATACTTCGCTAAAATCAATTTCGTCAGAAGATCCATTGTGCAATTTAATACCGTTTAAATAAACTTCTAATTGTTGTTTTCCATATTCATAAGATGTAGGCAACTTAATAGTTCGAGTATTATTAGGGAAAGAATCTTCATTGTATATAATACGTTTTTCTTCTACGAAAATAGCTGCGCGTTGAAATACGCCAGATTCTTTACCTTTTTTAATTGTATGACGAACATTAACTTGAACGACAGTCGGTTCGTTTAAAGCATAATTTAATTTAAAACCAACGCCTTTAATGATATCGCTCATTTTATATTTTGCTGAATCCGGCACAATTAAATGTCTGCCATTACTATCTTGTTCTTTAAGCATGACCATTTCAACATATTGGTCTTTCATAATATATCCTTGATCGATATATACGTCTAACGAATTAGAACGAGGAATAAAGAAAAGATTAGTATCACTTTCATCAAAAATAAAAATTTGTTTTTCATTTTGTTCATCAGTTAAATTTTCATCTGGTACGAATAATTTAGTTTCATGAAGATCCATCGTGCTGTGTTCATTTACAGGAACCCATTGGAAATCTTCACCATTAAATTGTCGCCAAATATAAAGAATATTTGAATCGCTATCATACCATAAATCATTAGGTTCTGGAATTTCTGGCTGTACGAAATAAATAAAACGACGTTGCGTTTTAGAATATAATTTACCGTATAAATAAATATTGCCGTTTTTATCAACATAAATAGGGCGAACATTTCTATTATCATAATAAAATTTAACAGAAATGCCTTCTTCGTTTACTGTCCAATATGCCCAGCCAAGAATAATATCGCCTTGATCTTCAAAAGTTTTTGTATCTGGTAAACTTGGAGAAGATGAAAAAATACCGTAAGTATATTTAGGATATAATTCCGGAGTTTTTTCATTATATGTAATCGTATCGATATGAGAAGACGCATAATAATATAAGACGCCAACAGCCTTTCCATTATTCACTTCTGGATCGATAATATGTATTGTTTGTTTATTAATAGAAGCTACCGGAATAATTTCTTGAGTTTCTAAATCATAAACACGAAATTCTTTAATATCAGGTAATTCACCTTGAACACCAGCGATATAATTAATTTGTTTTAATTGTGATGGTACATACACTGGAAATCTTAAATTAATTTCACCATTTTTATTTAAAACAAATTTTTCAAAATGTTGAATAGCTTGAGGAGCGCCAACGTTCACAAAAGAAGAATCTAAGATAATTTTATGTCCGGCTCGATTAACTAATTCGCCAGATGAAATATTGATAATAAATTCATCTCCGCGGCGTTTAAATTCAAAGCCAGAAACAATGCCCCAGCCAGACGAATGTAATCGTTCTGTATCAATCCAATTTTGAATTAAATCAAAATTTTCATTGATCGGTTTTGCCTTCACGCCTTTTGTGAAGTCAATTTTTTGTAGAAAATTGTTTGCCATGTTCTAATCCTTAAATATTAATACTGCCGCTTCTGAAGATGAAATATGTTTATTAATTTGTTCTTGAAGTTGGTCTCGATATGGTTCATATTTCTTCGGCAATGTAATTACCATCGAAGTACCAACTCTATATGGTCTACCTGCTATATTACCAGTATCTATATAGTCGTAATTATCAAATTTAATAGATCCGCCGCCTTTTATTCTAACATCTGTCGGCGTTATATTGTTTTCTAATTTAATAATAATATCGGCAATTTTTATATCGCTAGATGGACTATCTTTTTCTAAAATATAAAATTTTTGATCCTTAAATACAGTAGTTTTAGTTAAATACAAGGAATAATTTTTATTAATATCATTGATTGCTATTTTAGATTCTTTATCGCAAGCTATATAATTTTTAGAACTATAATAAGGGCTTATAGTAAGAACCAATTGACCGTCTTTATAATTATAAGATATCGTCGGTGATTGTTCTATTTCGAATAAACTATAATCAACATTGTTAATAAATTTTAATTCTTGATCGACTGTATATATTAAAGATTCGTTATTATCTTTTTGAAGCTCATCATTATTTAATTTCTTAAAATAAACATTATTAGAAGAGTCTACATAATCATAATAAACATTAGTATTAGTAGTAAATACATCGATAAGTTTATAAGGTTCATAAGAATTAAAAGATGATTTATTTACCGCATCTTTAAAATTAATTTTAGGATGATGCGCATTCATTTTATTATTTAAACTATAATAATAATCTATATTATTACAAGAAATAAATGTATTAAGATAAGCATCAGCTTTTTCCGGAACTTTATAATACCCAATAGAATACGCATATACTATATTTTCAATTAAAAATTTAATTAATCGAGGTTCAGTAAAAATTTCTTTACCGCACAGTACGACTAATTTATAATTAAGTCGATCTCTCATAATTAAAATTGGAGAATGATTTACCGTAAGTTTAATATAATCATATGTAACTTTCGGAAATAAATCCATTTCAGATTCGTGATTAAAAATATCCCAAGATGGCTCGATAACAAACTCTGTTTGTGTAAAAATATTTGGCTTAGCTACATCGAATATTTTTTGTTTATTATAAATAATCTTATTGCTTAAATTAGATTTAATCAAATAAATATTACAGTTATCATTATAACCGCCATTTTTCATGGCAGTAAAATATTTAGTTTCGCCATCAAAAAATTTAATATCGGGACTATTGCCATGATAATCATTTAATTTAATATTATTAGGAATGGATACAGTTTTTAATAATTCTTTAACTTTTTCCATTCCTGTAAAATCAATATTAATATTATACATTCGAGAAGAAGAAAAAGGAATTTCTCTTTGGAGAACATATTTATAGCCAAATATTGTAGGACGATACGATGCCTTTTTTGATGTATTTAATAAATTAATTTTACCGTCTTTATCGATTGTATAATCTTGATTCTCTTTAGCAACAGTATAATTATCTTTAAAAAATAAATATGTTTTATTTACTTTTTGAAATAAATTAATACTATTTTTTTTATTTAATTTTAATAATTCTTCATCGAATTTTATAATTGTATCAGCATATGAAAAAACATTAGACAAATAAGATAAAGGAATATCATTTTCATCTAATAAAATTTTATCATAAACTTTTTTATTGTTAGGATAAATTTTCATATGCTACCTCAATACAATATAATGATCTGGATTAATTGATATATCTGTAATTTGATATTTATTTATGGATTTAGTTTCATTATTTTGATCATATAAAATTTTAATATTTTCTTGATTAGAAGATACTTTAACTTCATATAAATTAGAAACATCTTTATTTAATAATTTATTAAATTTTAAATCGTTAATACAATAGCTATCAGATTTTAAATATTCTATAATATAATATTTATATTTTAAACTATTTAAAATAATTCTATTTTTTGTATAATCGACTTCGTATACAGAATTATCTAATACATCATAATTAGATACTGCCATTTTAATATCGGTAATTTCTTTACCGTCACGAACTCTGAAGAATGTATTTTCATTAGGTTGATCGTTAGTTCCGTATAAAACAATATTATTAAACGTATCTAAAATACTATGTGCTAATTGTAAATTTAAATTGGAATTATCAAAATATTCTCTTGACCAATTAGTAAATCGATAAAAGAAATTATCGGCCGTAGAATATTTAATAGCAATATATTTATATTGACTTCTAATAGATTCAGGAATAACTAAAGAATTATTTTTTATATCGATATTATTTTTATAATTAAAATCGATATAAGTAAAACCAGTGTCAGAAATTATAAAATTTTTAAACGTCGATGCGTCAGGATTTATTTCACAAGAATCTTTTATGCCAATAACTTCTATGTTTTCTAAATCGTATACATTAAGTTGCTTACTTAATTTCATAATACAATATTTATTAAACATATCGATTTGTGTATTATCGATAATAATTTCTCGATATGAAGAACTTAAATCGAGTGGTTCATTGTCTTTATTTACACACAGAATAGGAGTTTCTAATTCATTAGTAACATGAGCAACAAATTCACTAATATTTAAAATATTATTTGTCTTACCTTTAATACTGGTAATTAATAGCTTTGAAATAATGCCGTTTACATTATAAAACATATTTAATGTTTTAGAAGTATATTTACCAAGATTAATTGCATTATTATCATATTTAATAATCATATCGTCTTTAATAAAGACAACATCGACAAATTTATTTAACGGAAAATCTTCCGGTAAAAATTCACGATCACCATATTTAAAATAATAATATTTTAATGTATCAGAAACAGGTAACTCTGTTATTTTTATCGTTAATTCTATTTTAGAAATATTTTCTAAATCGAATGTAAGATAACTACCATCTTGATAAGACCCGGCTCCGCTAGACGGAATATATTTACCGTTTTCATATTCTTGTAGGAATATATTAGAAATGGTACCATTTTTACCTCTAAATTTAATAGAAATTTTTGAGTCTTTATCTAATATAATTTTACCGTTTTTTAATAAAGTTTTTTCTTTTTCTTCAAGTTTATCACTAGAAGAATCAAATATATAAGCTTTAATATCGCCAGTAACATTATATTTTAAATAATATGTTCCTGCTTTTAATTCAATATAATCAGTTTCTGTTTCTGCTTCATACGTACAATTTTCAAATTGAATCGTATTATCATAATAATATAATCGTCCACCAACAGTACTAATTGAATTAGGGGTCCATCCTACAGGTAAACCAGATGACACTTGAATAGACTTAATTGTGTTACCGTACTGTGAATAAAACGCAATTTTATATTCATCTAATTCAATTTTAAAATTCGATACAATATCTAATACTTTTTTATTATTTTGTTCAATATAAAAGAATACATATTCATTTATGTATTCTAGTATTAAATATGTATTATCTTCTTTTAATAAATGTTGAAATTGAATTGTCGAATATTCTAATTGATTTTGACTGCCGACTTTATTGTCGACAGTCTTTTCAATTATAGAATAGTCATTATTTCCTAATTTAAACATATATTGTTTAGAAGAATTAAAAATATCTTTTTCGTTTTTTATTAATAAGATACCAAAGCCCGGATTAACATAATCTAACGATAGTTTAATTTTTGTATCGCCACTATATTTATATTCAAGCGCTATGATATCTTGATCATAAAAATAACAACCGTTATTTTTAGTTACTCGTGCTTTGTTAAAAAATATCATAATTTCTTTAATCCAATCTTATTAATATTAACAACCGATTCTTTATTTAATAATTCTACTTTAATTTGGAAAGTATCTGTATCGCCAAATGTTACTTCTTTAAATGCACCGTTCTTATAAATTTCTTTCCATGGAGTAAATTGTGAATTAATTCCATTTTGACGAAGTGAACGAATACTAATTCGAACGTTTCCTTCTATTTTACCATGTATTTCAGAAATTGTATAATTTCCTTTATCCGAGATTTTAAATAATCTCGATACAGAACTTCCATGTTCTTCTTCTAACGAAGGAATTACATTAAAATCTGTTTCATTAAATACAGTATATACATCGATAGAATTAATAATAGAATTTGCTGGCATTTCTATCTCGAACTTTATGAACTCCTTAATTTTACTATTATCTAATATAGTAAAACAATTATTTTCAATGCGCCCTATAGGATAAAAATTAGTATAATAATTATCAGATGCTAATACATTAATATTAAATTTATTTTCACTTAATGTATTAATTTTAGCAATCATATATACTATATTTTTAATATAGTCAGAATAATTATCTTTATCTGCTTTATATTGTTTATGAATTAAATCGAATATTTCTGTCGTAACAATACCCGGTTCTTTTAACGTAACTAATTGATTATTGCGATACAATACTTTATCTAAATGACAACGACTTAAATCAGAAGAATTAATTAATGTAGCATCATAATCTATAGTAGTACCATATACTATGTCATTATTATCAGAATAATCTACATTAGTAGGTATTGCATTAAAATTATCATAGTGAATAAACAAGTCAGAGTCTAAATGCTTTTCTTTGAGATTCCAGCCGAAATTATCGATATTCTTTTTATGTGGATCTTCAATAATAGCGTCGCTTACTACAATTTCTTCAATAGAACCATTAGACCCTGTTACTACGATATAATAATAAAAATCTTCTTCTTTTTCAAAATTTATAATAGCATTTGTATCGCCAATTGCAAAATCTTGAAGCTTAGTTAACAGTGGTCGTTTTTGTAATCTAAATCCATTAATTTTGTTTTCTTTATATAAAGAAATTTTTAAATCGCCATATTTTTTAATATATATATAGCTATTGTTATATAAATATTTATCGATCCTAAAAATAGCGTATCCATCTTTTTTAAATTCAAAATTAATTACATAATTTTTATTTAATTCAACCAGAGTCGAATCACAATTTTCAAAAGTCCAATTATTAAATGTATTAGCTGTAGTTAAAGATTTAATAGCAGAAATTTCATTAATTTCTTTTTGTTCTTTAAAATTAATATAACATAAAGGATTTAAAATTTTATTAAACATGCCACTATTAGGAATATAATTCTTTTTAGCTGTATTTAAAATTAAATAATTGCCTTGTTTTTTAGTATTATTTAAATCGACAAGATTTTCCTTACTATGTTCTATTTTAGATGTATTAGCTGGATAATAATATTCTTTACCATTTTCATAATAATATCCAGAAGATACGGCGATTTTATTCTCTGTATTATTTCTATATACCGTTACATTATTATTAACTACAATAGCTGTAAAATTAGGATTAGTAGAATTTGCATAAATTTTATCGACATCAGAAGATATATTATTAATAAGACGAGTCTCATTATCTTTCATGCTAAACAATACAGTTAACTTTTCTTGTTCATAAGCATCGACACTATATTCTACTAATTCATATAATTTATCTAAATTATTAAACGAAATTTTAATTGGCGATTTATATGTATATGTTATTTCAACAGATAAAGTTCCAAAATGACCAGGATCATTAATTTGAATAATACCTGGTTCTGCATAAACTTTATAATCGCTTTCTGATAAAGTCTGATTATTCATTCTTATAGATAAATTATTGTTCAAAACAATATTAGAATATTTTAATTTTCCGATACCATTTTCTTTCAATTGAATATTTTCTGTATATTCTTTATTAGAATAATATATCGACAAATACGACGGAATAGATAAAATATATTCAGCTAAATTATAATTTTTACCTTCAATTTCATATGTTTCAGATAAAGTAATATCGGTAGAAAATAATGTTGTTTCAAATGTTTTATTTATAGAAACATTATAATCTGATTCATTATTATTCCAGAAATTAGTAAATATAAAAACAGTCGGCGTAACAATATTAATATTATTACCGATTAAACACCATTTTGAAAGAACTTCTTGTGTTCCGTAAATATACCGAATATATTGAGTCGTTAAATTATAATTATCTGGCATATTTATTTCTAATATATATGCATCGCTATTAGAAAGTTGCGGAATGAATTCATTTAAATTAATAGGATATTCTTTTTGACTTTGTACAATTGTATCAGTTTTGTTTAAAACATGAGTTGAACTATTTTTTGATAATAAAATAATCTTATAGACTTTATTCACGTTTTCTAATTCAGATGTTTTAATAATAGAATTTTTATCATGAATATAATTTACTAATAAGTTATCTGGAACAGTCGTTCTTATTTTATCAAAATTTTCATTAAAGAATTTACCTAAAATGTTAATTTCTCGATATGGATTTATATTGCCAACATTATTATAAATAATTATTTTGCCATCGTAAGTTACATATACTTTTTCTTTAGAAATTAAATAATTATAATGATCGACTAACAATTGCTTTAATGCTAACGATTCATTTTGTTCTTCATATTGAGTAAAATCAATTTCTATATATTTTACAGTACCATCTATATCAATATAATTTGCTGTACGCTTATTTATTTGACCTGTAAGGATAGGATAAGACGACCAGCGTATATTTTGTTTATTAACGTTTAAAACGAGCTTACCGGTGCCATTATATTGATTATACGTATCATAATTATCATCGATTAACTGATTATTTTTATATAACGATAAAATAGTATCATGACAAGATACTTTAATTTCTTTTCTCCCATTAGGAGGAACTATAATTTCTTTTTCGTAATATTTGAAATTAGTATATTCACCAGCAATTGAAACATATTCTAATACAGGAGATGAAATTCCTAAATATGAATACAATGTAATTGTTAATAATTTATTAGTGGAATTATCAGGAATTGAATATGTATCTAATGTTTTTTGGATAGCTTGTCCATCGATAGAAAATTGAATACCGTTAGACGACGCATTAATATATTTAATTTTAAAACCAATTTGACCGACTTTAGAAATAATAATTTCTTTTTTAGAAGAATCGTTAGATGTAAAATTAAATATTTTATTTTGAGAAGATGTATTTAATTCTTCTTGATGAATAATATTACCATCTTTATTTTTTACGATAACTTTACAAGATCCAGTATTTGCTTCATTGTTAAGTTTATCGATTTCAAAACTAAAAGACGAAATTATTTGATTAATTGAAATAGAACCTTGTTCTTCTGAATTAACATATAAATAGTTTTCTTGTTGATTATATTTAAAATTATTTAATTTTAAAATATCGAATCTATTTATAATATTAATTGGCGTATCGATTACAGAATAATTAATAGTTTTAAATTTCATTTCATCTGTAATCGGAATAGTTACAGAACCATAAGTTGCTTTTGAAGTATCAAGAGCAATACCATTTTTTACATTATAAAGATTAATAGATGAAGAAAAATCTTTTAAATTTGTGCCATAAAAATAATTATCGACATAAGATAATGTGCCATATTCTTTTTTAAAGTATTCATTATTATATGTATCATTTAATAATTCATTATTATCTACTTTAAAGGAATTGATAAATAAATTGCCGCCAGGATTTTTAGCTTTAGCTACTACTTTATAAACTTGTTCACTATTGCTATTGTTCACAAGGAGACCTTTGTTAGTAACAGTAATACCTGTCATAGGCGCATCATTATCCACGAATTTTTCTATCGGAAAAATATATTTACCATTATAAGTTTTATATGTAGAAAATAAAACAGATTCTGGATTTACTTCTGTTACAGATGTTGCTTTTAAATTATATTGAATATCTAAAGGTTTAAGATCTAATCCAAATTTTTTAAGATTAATATCGATTGAAACAGATTTATTACTATTTAATAAAAATTGACTAATCTTTTGACGAGATTTTTTATAACCTAAAATATTAACATCAGTCGAATCATTATTATTAATAAGGTTAGAAGTCGTAACCTTTAAACTATCAAAGTAACCGACACCTTGTTGATAATAATCGACAGGTTGATCCCACATATGAGGGAGATAATCCATTTTTTTAAATTGATTTTCCCAAAATGTTAAATCCCAAATTTTTTCTCGAGCAATATCTTTATTAAGTTCAGAAATATAATCGTAAACTTTTTGATCTTTAATAATATCATTAATATTAATATTGTTTAATTTATCGATATGAATATCTTTAAATGGGATGGCTGCATAAGCACTTAATAAGTTTTTAATTAAATATTTAAGACCATATTCAGTCGAATTAAATCGATGTTTATGAACATTTAAAATAGTATCGTCATCAAATAAAATATTATTATTCTTATTATTTTTAGTACGAAGAGCATCATATGTTCTATTAGATAAACTTAAATTGGATTCATTAGATAAGCGATCAATACCGGCGAACCATGCAAACTCATCGAAGATATTCCAAACCGATTCTTTTTTTATATTAGAAGTATAATGAAAATTATCGATGGAATATCCAATAGGTGTACCGTCTATTTCATTAATTTTAAAATAAAGATTTCCATTTTCATAATATGCATATTGATTTTCTTTATAAAATAAATTTAAATCTTTAGTAATTTTAAAACCGTTATCTAAAGTTAATTTATCTTTTAATTCGCCGATAGTACAAACATAAATTTGACTAATAACCTGATCTTCTTTGCCGGCATAATTTACTAAGAAAAAATCTTTAGCATATAAATCTACTTCTTTATGTATATCAGTAATTTCTTGAACGATAGACATTAATAAATGTCCGCCAGTAGATTTATAAGGACGACGTCTAATTTGCATCCATTTAGGAAAATATTGGAGCGCCTTTATGAAATTTTTATTCGTAATCGCATCCATATATTATACCTCAATCCAATTAATAACATCTAACAACATTTTAGATTTAATATCTTGCAATGTTTTTAAAGAAGTTACAGAAACTCCGTCAACAAATAATCCGTTAATATTAAAATAACTTACACCAGTTTCATTAATACCGATTTTATTAATATGTCCAATATCTAAAAATTCTTTAGGCGGAATAGAATTAATATAATCAGCAATTTTCTTTTCTAAATTTTTCTTAATATCAGCTAAATTAGAATTTTCATTATTAATAGCAATACTTAACGTAACAGCTTTTAATGCTGGAGTTACATATTCAATATATAAGCTAGGGCTTATAACATTTTTAAGCCGATCTTTAGCTTCTTCTAATGCTTGTTCTATTTTTTCGACAGTATATTCAGTCGGAATCACATAACAAATTGCTGTGCCAGTACCATATACCATCGGTACATATGTTACGTTGCTTGCATTTTTAAGATTTAATAATGCCGCATCAATTGCAACAGTATTAGATTTTTCATTAATCAATGTCCAATTTAATAAACGATATAATAGGTTTTGGTCGCTTTCGCCTTCTCTTCGTTGAAAGCCACACATTTTAACCATATCGTCTAAATTCTGACCATTTAGTTTAGTGTAAATATGAGGATTCTTATTCGATTCAATATAATCATATGCATCACTAATTTCATTAGCAGTAGATAACATAAATAAATCGATAACTGATCCTCGTTCGATTGTATCTTTTACTTTGTTTTGAAAAAAGTTTTTAATCGACTGATGTATTTGAGTTAAAGATTTCATATAGAATAACCTCTTAGCACATTATTAGTTTCTTTATTAATAATATCGATATGAATATCATGCCAAGATAATACCTGTCTGTCATTAACAGCTGGTGTTACTTTAACGTCATATTCATCAGAATCAACAAAAGATTTTACAATTTCTTTTATTTTTAATAAATTTGTTTTATCAAATTTATCTTTATGTCTATATTCAACAAGAGTAGATCCAAAATCACCGTAACCAGGGATTTCACCAAGTTCTGTTTTTAATTTAATCATTAATTGTTGAACAAAATAATCTTCATTATTTTGACATATTTTTAATGATTTAACGGCTTTATTAATATACGGATCTTCTTGATTTCGTATTTCAAATTTAATTTTAAGTGGATTAATTGTAGGTTTAATTCTAGCAATTGTTTCGATAAAGAATTGTATTTTTAATTTCTTAGAAGCTTCTGCTACTGTAAATTGTATCTTCAAGGTATTAGATCGATTACTTTGTTCTAATACAATATCGTCTCTATCTGTATTTAATAAAAAATCAATCATATATTTTCCTTTCTAAAGTTTAAATTTACCGAGTGCAGATTTCGCTACTTTCCCTACATAACCACCAATTTTTTCAAGAGCTTTAGATGCTAATTTTTTAATTTGATCGGTAGCCCAAGTTTTAGCGCGATCTAAATGTTTTCTTGCTAATTCATTATATTTAGCCATATATTTATTTACTTTTTCTAAGTTGCTACTTACATAGCTAACTTTAGATAATTGTAAATTCATATTAACTGTCTTAGCAAAGTCTCCCAGCTGAATATTATTTAATCGGCTAATAGCAGAATTAATTTGATCTTCGTAATAAAGAGCTTTAGAACTTAATGATTCATATTGTTTATTAGCTTGTTCTATATAACTATGAGCACGACTATATAAATCATCGATTCTTTTACCAGCTTGTTGTTGAGCTAAATTATAATATTTATTTTTAGCATATTTCAATTCTTCATCAAGCTGCTTATTAATATTAGTGGATAAATCCTGAATAACCTGATTAGCCAATTCTGGATTCGAATTTTTAATATGTTTATACGTTTTAATAATCGAAATAATTTCGGCGCGTTTATTAGCAATTGCGCCGGGAACAGCATCGATAGATTTAACATGTAATGTATTATAAATTCGATTAGTTATTTCTTTATCTAAAAAACGATCCATAGCCATATATGCTAAGTCTCGCTTATCTACTAACTTTAAAAAATCTTTAGCATTAACATTTTTAGTAATAGAAGGAAGACCGTCAAGATCTTTTTTGATATTGGCGGCCTTTTTTAAATCTTTATTTTTAATCGCTTCTATTAATTCTTTTTGTTTTTCTTTAAGATTATTTCTTAAAGTATCATCTATTTTAATATTCTTATCATTAAGAATAGAATCTATTTTATTTACGCTACCATTATAATCTTGAGGTAGCTTAACGGAATTATATATTTTATTATATTCATCCGAAACTTTTTTACGAGTATTCTCGTTTACTTTATAAAGTATTTGATTATAGTTCATAGCGAATTCCTGTAAATATACCGTAATAAAAATCTACAAGTATATTACACGAGGTATACGCTATTTACCTAATTTTTCGTAATATGCTTGCGCATTTTTTAATAATAAATCGTAAGCTTGTTCTGCTTGTTCAACAGAATTTTTTGCCGTAACGTTTCCTTTTTCAATTTGTTTATTGAATGCTTCAATAACTGTTTTCTTTTTAGTATCTAATGCAGATTTAAATTCATCGTATGTTTTATAATCCGAAACTTTCATTTCGTAAATATTATTATTAAGAATTTGCTGAGCTTTCGGGTTTGCATTTTGCAAAGCTTCTTTAGCCGATTTTTCTGTAATAGGAAAATTACCTGCTAACATAGATTTAGTAAATGGAGCAAAATCAGTTACTAGTTTTGTTGGATCTTTAATTTTTAAACCAGGCGCAATTTCTACTGCAGTAGTAGATTGACCAAATAAAGGCATAAAAATTTCTCGACGAATTAAAACATAACGGCCTAAATTAGGCTCCCATGATTTAACAAGAACAGTACCACGAACCATAAAATCACCAATAATAGAATTTGGCTTATCTGGAAGTTCTCTAAAATCAGCAAGTTCAATAATACGATTATTTAACTTATGACCATTAATAATAAGTTCATCACAATCTAAATATATTCGATTAGCTTTAATTCTATGCGTTTGAGAAATAGAACTAATAGAACCTCTATCTATACTAAACTTAGTATCATTACCAATAGATAATCCAATAGCTTTACCAAATTTCATCACGATACTAGCAATACCACGCTTAATAGACCAATCGTTAGAACGATCTGGATGTTTAGATTGTTCTTCCATTTTAGTCGCATTAATTTTCAATCCAGCATATACTTTATTATTATCAATAGAAGAACCTTCGTCTGTTTCGGCAATTAATTCCGATACATTTTTATCTAATTGTTCTATATTAACATTAGAAGATGTTTGATTAATTTTAGGTTTTTTATCTTCTGGCATTATGCAATCGAGCCTCCATTGTCTTGATTATTTTCATCAGGAAAAATATCGCTCTTTAATTCACTTTCTGCATATATTTGTGATGCATAATCAGCAATCCATCTGCCAGTGATAACAGGGCGACTTCCGTATGCTTCTATTATAACAGAATCGCCTGCTTTTGGAAACCAATCATCAGGACTATTAGTCTGCACTGGCATAGCCGATTCAGTTTCTCGCTGCCCATTTTGATTAGTATAAATAACTACACAAGTACAAGTTAAAGGGTCAGAACCAATAACTGACCCTTTTAATTTTGAAAAACCTCGATTCGTTATTTCCTGTCCAGCATAATTATCTTTAAATTTATTTTGAATAGACATTATCAAACTCCGGCACTAGGAATATTAACATTAATCATAAATGCTTTATCACCATTAGCGTCATAAGAAGCAAAATCTAGTTCTTGATTTTGTTTCATAACGATTAATACTTGCTCTAAATTAGTAACACTTTCACCATGAGGAATTAATGTAAATCCGAAGCCAGAACCAGCATATATTTTATCGGTACCGAACAAGTAACAACTTGCTAACGTGATATAATCATTCGATACTTTATTTATATATGTATTATGATCTGCCGTAATTTTATAACTTAACATAGATTCGGTTGTTACAATAATTTTTCTAAATGTATTTAATGCAAATGGATGCAATAATGGAGCATCTAATACTTCATTACCACTACCGTCTTTAGCTTTAAGACCATTAACTATAACTGGTTTATTCGCAACTTGAACAGAAAACTGAACTAATTTAGAACGTTCTTCATTATAGAGAGCACGTTCATGTCGAATAACTAAGAATTTAAATTGTTTATATACATCAAATTCTGGACCAGGTACTGGAGTTAATGGATCGAACTGACCTTGAGCAATTTCATTTAAATCGTAAGGATGCATAAACATATTAGCTGTTAATTGAATTCTGTGCTTATCTTTATCCACATCGTTTTCATGTTTTGATTTAGGTTTTAATCGTTTAACTAATTGTTCTACTGATCTAATAGAACTACCATTAAATAAAGTATCGATATAACCTTGAGTGGATAAATAATCATAATCAGATCCACCATGCGCATCTAACATGCCGTCAGCATTTTCTTGGAACTTCTGAATAGCATCGCCAGGACCGCCACCTAATAGCATATTAAGCATAAAGCTTCCAATACCTTTTGGTATATCACTTAATTCATCGCCAAATATACGATGATTAAATAAGCTATCCATAGCGTCTAAAACAGGTCCTCGCTTTCCCCAATTAGGCGACAAATAAATTGTACCGCTGTTACCAGAGAAATTCGGAATAAACGGCACACCACGTTTTAATAACGGAGTAACACAAAGTGTTTTATAGTTATCGATATAATTTTTAATCATATCGCCCCATGTTCCGAGCATATATGCCGCTAAGAACGTTACAACATTGCCACCAATCTTAGTCCCAAAGGATAATCCTTTTTGTAATGCTCTAGCCCAAGGGCTCTTTGCTGTTAAGGATAATTTTTCTCCGACCTTACCAAACTGAATTATATTTCTATTAATTTCAGCAATACGTTCAGGTTTTAATGTAGCAAATCCTTTTTCTTTTTGAATTACTTCTAATACAGATGCGCCTTTTTTAGTATTATTAATACCGGCTATTTTATCGATAACAGAATCTCGTTCTGCCATAGCACTTACGTATTTATTCATTAAAGCTGCACGTTTATCGTCAAATTCTTTTTCGTAAATATATTTACCATATTTACTTAAAGCTTTGCGTCTTGCTGTATTAGAATTTTCTACGTTAATTACCTTACCATCAGCATCTTTAATTTCTTTAAGATCAGTATTCTTAGCATCTTCAGCAATTCTAGACTGAATATATTTATCTCGTAACTCTTTATAACCTTCAGTATCTTTTTCTAATCCGATACCAAGTTTTTTACCATCTTCTTCAATTTCTTTAAGAATATCTGATTCATAAATATCGGCAATTTGTTTTTGTAATTTAGCCGAATTTTCTTCGAAATCAGTATATTCTTTAATGAAAGCTTTTAGCTTTTCTTTTGTCGTTGCAACACTTTTGCCAAAAGCTTCTTCAGCTTTTGCTTCAGTAGAAGATATATTAGGTGTACTTTCTAATATAGATTTTTCTTCTTTTAATTTATCAGAAAGCGGGCGCAATCTTTGAATATTTTCTAAGATAGATTTTTTCTCAGCTGGATCCGTTACTGTTTCAAGTTTAGTAAATAAATCGTTAATTCGCGATTCATTTTTGCCGAGAATACGATTTATTTTTGTAAGTCTTTCGTTTGCAGCATTAATATCGGCTAATCGTTTAGAATTTCTTATATTAATTACATTACTTAATTCATCAAGTTTTTTAAGTGAAGCTTCAGATAAAGCAAATTTACTTTTTCTAAACATTGCCATTGCATCATTAGCTACAGATTTAACTAATAAAGAATGAGATAAATTATGTAATGTTATAGCATATACTGAATATCTAAATAAAGTGGATAATATAGAAGTATTAACGATTCTAGTAGTCTGATCATTAAGCGGATCGACAATCGCGTCTGGTGTAATTGTCGTAACAAAACCAGATTGAACAGATAGAGTATGAACTACTTCTCTAACTTTAGCTTGACCTGTCATACTAGAAGGACCATCGTTAATAGAAATTCTATCATGAGGTTTAACTGATGGATCACCGTATACAACTAAGTTACCCATGTAAATTTGTTCGACAGATTTTTTAAGACGAGATAATGTCATATTTCTTGCTGTAATAGCATGATTATGTTCATCGCCACCAAATCCGTCTGGAGCAAAATTAGATACTGCCCAAGTTCCCAACCGTTTTACGCCAAGCTCTAATGCAGAACCAGCTAGTCCTAAAACAGTAGAACCTATTGCCGCGCCTCCTGCAACACCGATAGAACCTCCTGCGGCACCTAAATATCCGCCAGCTACGCCACCGATTGTAGCACCAGCTGCGCCAGATACAGTTGCATAATTATCTAAAGAACCAATTTCACTATCAATCCCAAAAGTATTATCGGACGATGTTTGTAATTGTGAACGTCCATATAACCAAGTATCGACTACCATAGAACGTTGATATTCAGGATAAATATCTCGGTCGAAATAAATATCTGGAGTCGATTTTTTTACATCTTCGAATTGATATAATCCTTTGGCAACAGTTCCAACTCTGTTAATGTTGGTTTGAATTTGATTGCTAATGATATCATGATCAGACCAATACATATGAATTTGCTCATATGGTTTCCTTTTTTCTGTTACGCCATAATTGTTATTACGTTTTATATATTTATAAGCATAATACCAATTAGGCTTACCTAAAAATACTGTACTTCTAAATCCGAAAGGAGCAATAGCACCGATATAAGTCGGTTCAGCACTGGCAGAAAACTGTAAAATATCCCATACTATTCGACCTTGTGTTTTAATATCGATAAATTGATGACCAAATTTTTCACCAAGATTAAACATATTTAAAACTTGACTAAACGTAGATTGATCACCTTGTCCATATGTTGTATTTTCTTTTTCTAATGTTAATCCGCCATCCGCATAATTTTTATTATAATAATGTGCAGAACCATCATTAGTTACTTCATAAATATTTTGTACTGGTTCACCATTAATAAATATATCGTTAAAGTATACATCACCAAAATGATATATGCCGAATGGATTACTCGAGAATATTCTAGACAATATATTCCAGTTCTTTTCTCTTGTATATTTACCAATACTATTATTATCATTACAAGTCATAAAAGAACTGATTAATACTCTAGGGCTAACGCCACCAAAAGATTTTCCATAAGGCGAATCTTGTAAGTAAAATATACCACGATTTTTAATTCGATCGCCGAAATTATCTTCACGAATTGGATTAGATAATTCAATACCATCACTTTGAGCAATAACATTAACAACATCATCACCTTCAATCGAAGTGATTGTACCGTTAAACATTGGTGGCAACTTAGATGCATCAGCACCATAACCAATACGTAAATGAACTCTAGCACCTGCAACTAATTTAATCGACGCTCTTTCTGGAATTAATGCCTGTTTTTCACTAGCTTTTCTTACGTATGTTCTAGGATTAAAAATAGATTCATATAAATTTTTAATACCAGCTACACCATTTTGTATTTGCGTAACAAAATTATCGTCGTCGCCATCATTATCATATTCTTGTAAAATATTTTGATAAAGATTATTTAATTGGATGATAGCAGTATCGGCTGCGATATTTTTAGATTTTACTACTTGAATAGAAGATATAGCATTAGTACTATAAAAACTATCGTGCATTTTCCAGAATCCAGATGTTAATCCTTCATCGATAAATGCCATATAAAAAGTAGGGAATCCTCTAAGCATCCGACCACGGACATCTGTTTTAATCATATCTAAGAACATATCTCGGACACGTCGAGCTAATGATTCAGGAGAATTAGAATTCGCTTCTAACTCTAATTGTTGCATATATTCTTGAGATATTTGAGCAATAGGATTACTGCCAGAAATATCGATACCAAGTTCTTCGACTTTATCCACTAGTTGAGCTGGAATTAAAGATAACAATAATTTTCTTAAAGCAGATTCTTCTTGTGTAAGTGGAGCTGCTACAGTTAAATTAGGTGTTAATACTTTATGAGTTAAAGCATTTAATGCATTATAGTCACGCTTAGTAATACTATCGATAATACCTTGATTTTTAGACATTAAAGCCAATAAAGTACCGACAAATAATTTGCCGCGTAAATATTTATCTTGATTATCTTTAACGAAATTCTTTAATGTGTCAATATTTTTTTGTTGTACATTAGTAGCTAATTTCATATCCTTCATGAACTGATAAGCCGAAGCTTCACTCGTTGCATTTTGGAACATAATATCAGTCATATAATTAGGATAAATATCATTTTTAATTAGCACGCATAACCAAAATAAAATATTGCGTAAGAAAGCATTCTTAGCATAATTGTAATCAGTCATACAATTACGCATATACTGAATTGTTTCTTTATAATCAGAAGTTTGATAATAAGGATCGATAAAATAATAATGATCAGAATCTAAGAATGTTTTCTTGTCGTCAATGAATTTTTTACGACGTTTAACATAATCGATATTCGATACATGCAATAAACGATTCTTTTCAAATTCATCTTTAGTAAAACAAGAAATTCTAAATGGTCCCATTTGAATAAGAGAACCATATTTATAAAAACTATCGATATTATCTTTATCGACAAAATAATTAATATTATTTTCTGTATAAATAGAAGGTGCTAAATATTTAGATACATCATTATATTTTTTATCAGTAAGCTTTTTAGCATTTTCTTGATCGATTTCTTTTTCGATACGTCGATTTTCTGCGCCACTTGTAACTGTTACTTGATCGACTATTTGATTACCAGTAGTTATAGTACTATTAACAGTATTAGTTAAAAATGATTTAATTTTATTAAAAGCATCGTTGTTTTCTGGATCATACTCTTCTTCGATACCAGAATAAATACCGGCCAACGCAAAACTATTTAACATTGTATTAATGTTATTGCGCCAAGAATCTAAATCATTTTGAACAACTTTTGTTTCGACAAACAAATTATAAAATTGTTGTTTTAAAGATGCTTCGCTATCTTTATCTTCGATAGCTGTTTTACTTAAATAATCTAATATTTTATCGGCAACAGTATGGAAATTATCGATAGAATCAACAAGAACAGATTTTAAAGCATTGTCAGCTTTATTATCACCAAGTTCTTTTATCTTAGCTTGTGTATCTTTTTGAGCTTGTTCTAATTTTCCGTTTTTATCTCGGCTATAATCAAGTGCGCTTCCACCATAATTATCCACTTCAGGATCTTTTGGATCATTAGGTTTAATATTTTTAGCCCTATCTAAATCTGTCTTAGCTTTTTCTAATATATCTTTATTAGATTTTAAATTATTATACAACCAAGAATAATATGGTTCCATAAAAGTAACGCCAATAGATTTGCCAACTTTCCATTGACCGTTAAGCATACCAGATTTAACTAATTTAGTACGAACTTCATTTTCTTCTTTTTTTAAATCACTGATCTTAGTATCAAGTTCCTTTAATTGTTCGACAGTTTTCATAAAGTCTGGTGACTTTTGGTCGACAATCATACCAGGAAGCATACCATAATCAACACGCAAGCCTTCAGAATCTTTAGAAATTAATTCAGTATAACTAGCAGTTTCTGCAGACTTATCACCGTCTGCTTTTTTCTTAAAAGCTTTTAACAATGTCGAATCAGAAAGAACCATATCTCTTAATAATTCAGAGAATAATGTTTCTTGATAGCAATAATAAAAATCTGGATCGACAAATACTTGATCTCTCGGATTTTTGTAACGAATAAATTCAAATCCTTCTTTGCCGAGTTCATCGATTGTCGGCAATTCTAAATCTGGATATAATTCAGCTTTAGCCAAATTAGAATCAATTTGAAAATAGCTTAATATAGATTCTTCTGCTCGTTTTTCTGTTGCGCGTTCACTCGCATCTTTTGTTAATTCAAATTGTTTATATACAGCAAAACGATTGCGGATAGTTCTATCTGTTTGTTTTAACGTTACATTAATTTGGAATAATCCAGGATAATTTTCAACACTGCTTATTGCAACCTGTTCAATAATAACTTCATGAATACCTAGAAGTTTAGTAAACTCAGATTCAATTCTGAATGGATAACTAGGTAATGCATTAGGATATTGCTTTTTAAAATAAGAAATAATCTTCGGTATTTTATCGAATGCATCGATCGTTTCTTTATCACTTGTTAATATTGAAAACGTTACATTTGCATCTTGTCCACCCATATACTGAGGCGCTTGACCATGATATGTATTTAATGTCATATTGGCAAATGTATTATTAAAATTAGCAGTAAATCCTTGCACCAATACATCTTCTAAATATAATTTATAATCGATTGATGTAATACGTTCAAATTCAGAATCTTCATATTCTTCATAAGTTTGTTCATTACCAGAATCAGCAGTATATGCATCAGCACTATTAGATTGATTAGCATGTTGAGATGCACAATATTCTAAGAATTTAGAATCTTTATCCATACGATAAAATTCTAATTTAATTTTATTGCCATCTAATTTTGCAATAATTTTTATTTTAAATTGATTATGAGTAAATATGGAATCATATATATCAGTATTAATTGGATTTTGCGTTAGCCCATTTGGATTTGTATTCTTAGCTGTTGTCGACATATTATTACTATTTGCATTACTTAATGTCGATGCAAATTGTTGTCTTAATAATGTCGTTTCAGAATAAGAATTATATAATACAGATGGTGTAATTGTTAAAACAATTTGATCAGCATATGGATTATCTAAATCATCGACTGGTTTTATTTGTCCACCAGACAATAAATTAGGAACAAAATTACCAGCAGCATTTAAAACTTGACCGACACTATATTTAGCTTCTGTAACACTATACGTAGCAGGTATATTAAAGTTATTTAAATATTTAACTAGTTCTTGACCAACTTCTGCCATTTGACTAAGCTTATTATCGACTGTTAAAGTTTTAGATTTTAATGTATTAGATATTTGAGTACCATATAATAACTTATAAATATTATCGGCTTGTTCAAATAAATCTTTATCTTTACTAGATGGTCTATAATAATTAGGAACTTTTTTATTAGTGCGTGGATAAGATTGGCGAACCTTCTCCATCTTAACTAATTTCCCTTCGTCAGGAATATAAATATTAATGCGAGGATTTAATGTTTCGACTGGCATTAAAGCAGTTCGATTTGCAAAAAGAGTTCGCTTCATAAACTCTTTCGACATTATTGTTAACTTCTTATCATGTAATTCATTACCAAGTTGTAATGGTTTTTGATAATACCAACGTAATAAATCATAATTTATTGTAGTAGCAAACATATTACGATAAGGTTCATCAAAACTTTGAGAAAAATCTCGCCATTTAGGAACTTGAGGCATGAATACTTGATAGTCAAATTCTTTTAAAAGTAACGTAACTTTTAATAATTTAGGATAATTAGGAACAGTAGCTACTGACATCGATTCAAAACAAATAGCATCGATATCTAATACATTATTAATATATTCATTTTCAATCGGCATATATGGAGCGAAATGAAATTCAGAAAGCAATGCTCTAAAACCATTCATATGATAAACTACTTCTTTACCACGAGAAGATTTATTTGTTTTCCATTTTACAGATTGACCATTAATACCGCGATCATCATTAAAATATAATTCTAGCTGAAGAAAACGTTCAGGTTTTGCATTTTCTATATTAGCAGAACCTTTAGCGCGCATTAATGGAACTGAATTCGTATAAGCTTGTGTTACTGTTTTAATCGAAATAGGTGGTACAAATAATGTAACGTCACCAATAGTACATGTCCAGTCTTTTAAAGATTGTAAATTTTTAGTTATATTATTAGTTTGGAATGCAGCATTTTGAATTTCATGTCGATCATCTAATTGACTTTTAACATTCCAATATGCATCGGCATAAGCCATTTTATCAAACTGATAAGACCAAGGTTTCATATTCGGATTGGTAAAATCTGAATATTTTAAAATAGACATACTCGGATTATTGGCAATAATATATTTATTTAAATTAATCCATTGTCCATTATGCTTAACATATACGACTGCTAAATTACGGCGATAATGTTCAAGACCATACATATTAATACCAGTTTCTTGATATATAGTAGGATCTTGATTAGATATAGCTTTTTGAACAGAATTTAAAAAGTTAGCTAATAAATCGTCGCCATTAAATTGTAAAAAGTTTTTAGGATACTGAGTTGTTTGATCCTGTTTAGATGAACCATTAATATCGATTACGACTTTAATTTCTTCTGCTTTTTTAATCATATCTACTACTTGAGTAGCTGCTTTATAAGCAGTAGATAAAGTAGAAGAATTAGTGCCGTCGGCCATTAATCCAAATATAGGTTGACGACCATTTAAGTACGTAATATCGACATTATTAAATCGTTTATTAGTTAATTCAGTATTTACCTGGATCCATTTATTATCAAATTCACCAATTTGAGCAATTGTACATTCATCTGTATCTTTAACAGATTCCCATATCGAAGCCCTTAAATTATTATTTGTCATTTTATTCTTAACGACAAATGCTTTATATTTATTTACAGCTTCACCATAAGTAGTTTTAATTACATTAGTAGCATATACAATAGACCAGTGATAAACTTCTGGTGCATCATAAAATAAAAAACGGAAACCCATATCATAATCTATGCTATAGTTTTCATCTTTTACTTTATTTACATCGTATACATCTTCAGTATTAGTTTTTTGATTAGCAAGCCATGCTCGCATATTTTGTTGACCACGAGTTAAAAATTCTAATAACTCTGGATCACTTACTTTTGCTTTTCGTAAATCAGCATATAAAGTATCTCCATCAACAAAACCAGCATGCATGTCTTCTTCAGTAATTCTAAAAGCAGATGATGGCAAACTTACCATTGCCAAACCTCTAGCTTTATCTATACCAGTATTTTCTAATGGCGGATTTTCCTTATAAAATAAAGCTTGTTCTTCTTTATTTTTAAACTTTTTCGCCATTTCCTGGTATACACGCATATCAAGAGTTCCTTCTTCAAAATCAGAAAGCTCTGGTAAGCTCATATGCGTATCATTAACCATTGCGTCAAACGCTTCTTTAGAACCTTTTTTCGGCTCTGGATTTTTCACCTGAGAAGAGGAAGTAGCCGAGGATGTATCCTCGGCTTTATTATTTCCTGCAGGCGTTTGTTTATTATCTTCCGCCATTAGTTATTCCTTTAATTAAAAGATATTATCTAAATAATTAGCGATATCATTTGCATTCATATCTTCATATTTAGATGTAGTTCTTGTAGTAACTGTAATATTGTTGCCAACATTTAACATTGTCGGCATAGAATTTAATGCAGCAACTGCAGATTGAGGATCTTGATTAGTAGAAGTTGCTACATTGATTATATAACCGCCATTAGCAGCACCTTGTTGAGGCTGTACCATTCTTAAAGAAGTATTGCCTTGTTGTGCTTGTTGAACAGCATTATTATCAACATCAGGTACTGGAGATTGAGATCCATAACCTGCCGCAAGAATAGAAGCACCTGCTCCAGCAACCATCATTAACAAGTTTCTAGAACGAGCATTTCTCATTTTATTTAATGAACTAAAAGCATCACTACGTAATTTAGCTGTACGTTCTGCCATACCTTTATTCATAAGCTGTTCTGTATGAGAAATATCGTCGACAGTTTTTTCCATTACTTGTTGTGCTGGGCTATTCGCTTTTTCTTGCATTGCAATCATTTCATTATTAGCATCGACAGCTCTAGCAACTTCGTTTCTGGTTTTTTCTTGATCTTGAGTAGCAAATGTAGGTATTTCATCTAATAACAATGATTTAAATGTGCCGCCAGAGAATTTATATCCTTTTGCCTCTGCTTGATCAGCCATTCTATGGAAACTAGTTACAAATGCATTATCAAAATATTCTTGAGCTCTTGCAGATTTATCCACTACAGATTCATTTACTGCAATATCGTTAAGAATTTGAGTTTCATTACCATGCAATTTATAAAATGATTCAGCAGCATCTTTAGTGTATCCTGCATCGACAATTTTTTGACCAATTTCTCGGAAGTCATCATTAGATTTAGCTTCGTCAAACAATTGATTAAAGAATTGACCGAATTCGATATTTTTACTAAGAGCTTCAGTTGAATTATTTTTAGATGACAACCGTGCTTCATTTATGGCTGTTGTCGACATCGTAATAAAATGACGCATATCCATTTTGATACTAGGAGCTAAATTTACAGATTCATTAAGTCCGATATCAGTAGCAAATACAGATAAATTTTTATTTATATTATATGTTTCACCAGCGAAACCAGACATAATTTGACGAATCATAGTATTACTATCAGATTCTTTTTTAATAACAAAATCATCTAATGTTTTATTCGTATCACCATATTCATTAGCTAATACCATATCATGAGAATATGAACGACCTAATTTTGCAGAATGTACTGCTAATAATTTTTGATTAGTTTTATCAGATGCATCGATTAAACCTTCGTTTAATCTAATAGTATTTAATTTATCACCGTCATAATCCAATTTCATTAATTTAGCTAATTGACGGTTAGCTTGAATAACACCATCTTCTAAACTATCATCTAGATATATTTTACCATAATTAATAGATTCTGGATAGTCAAGTGGATAACGAGCAAAGCCTATTGTTTCGCCTTTTTGTTTAAGTCGTTCAATAGTTTTCATTCGCTCTTCTTGAGACATATCGTCATGAAGAATTCCGAGTTTTTCAAAATGACTAATACCAGCTGTAGCAAATAAAGTAGCGCCGCCAGCTTCTCTAATTTCTTTAATTGTTTTACCTAAGAACATTTCTTTATTATCAAAAGAACTTTCAAAATCAAATAAATTAGTTGCACTAGCAGCCAATGCTTTAGGACCTAAAGTATAAGAACTTAAAACACCTTTAGTTAAATCAGATTTTTTAACTGCAGTAGCTTTCATTGTATTATACAATTCTTGTTTATTTTCAGCTACTCTATTTAATAAAGTATTAATTCTTTCTTTGTTATCAGAAGTATTATCGGCAATAGTATATTGACTAAGCTCTTCAATATCTCTTGTAATAGATCCGACAAGTTGTTTCGTCTTAGGTGAATAATCATGTCGAGGAATTACTAAAGAAATATTTTTCTTTTCGCCCGATCCTGTATCCACTGTAGCAGATATTTTGCCAGGAATATAATTATCTCCAGAACCTAAGTTATCTAAGAATTCTTCGAATGTGTGAGTCTTATTAATTTCACGTTTAGCGATTTTATATGCTTCTCTAGAATTATCACGTCTAGCATTAAATTGACCTTCAGATTCTAGCGCGGCTAATTGACTCAATCTAGAAGCTTCTGCTCTTATGAACTCTTTAGTAACATGTTGTCCTTTAGCATTATATTCTTTATATATAGCTTCTTCAATAGAACCTTTAGTAAAATCATTAGCCGATGCTATCAATTGAGATTCTTTTTTCTCTGTCGTTAAATATTTAACTTGTTTAGCATTATCAAGTATTTTATCGCCATAACGATAATATTCAGAACCGCTCTTAACAGTATCTTCATAATCTTTAGCAAAAATTTGTGGAAACATTTCGCTTAACTTTTTAAAGTCATCGACATGTAAACTTTGTTTACCAAGATTACCTTTAACTTCGGAAGCGTTAAATGAAGGAGTGAATACTTGATCTAAATAATCGTTACCAAAAATATTAACATGGAATTGATCGATATCACCAGTCTTATAAGTAACTGCTTTTTTAATATCGCCGAATTTACGTTTAATTTCACCAGCAAATACTTGATCGTCTAATTCTTTTACGACGTCTTCTAATGTTCTTTCGCTGTCGCTAGTAGAACGAATACCTAAAATTTTATCGGAAATAACTAAAGATTTAGTTTTTTCATCTAACACAATTTCAGTGCCATTAGCTAATTCAAATGTTTGATTATCATTTAAATGCTTAGCTAAATTCTTATAAAGCGATTCTTTTTCATCTTCGCTTTTGCCTTCCATTGCTTGAGTAAATATTTTATTTAAGGCGTCGATAACACTTTTACGTTTAACTGTTTCAGATACACCACTAATTGTATCGATTTTTTTACCAGTAGATTGTTCAAATACTTTCGATACAAAATTTCTTTCATTAAGAACGGCATTAGTAGCATTTTCCATTGAACCGTATATATTAGTTAATTCTTTTTTAAATTTAGTAAATGCTTTATTAGCATTACCTTTACTAGCATCATGGAAATACTCAACTTCTTTTATTCTTCCGTTCATAAAGTTAAGCATAAATTCTAAACTAATATGTTTTTCAGTTAGTTTATTGAACCCATATTTTTGAGCCAATGATTTCAATCGTTTATCAGCTTCACCAAATCGTAATGCTGTACTTATAGTTTGATGTTTATCTGTACCTTTAAAAATCTTAACAGAATTATCTTCGATAGCTTTATATACTAAATGTGTTTCGATACCTAAACGTTGACCTTTTTTAATAGTATGAGTACCTAAATCGATATCTTCTTTTGCGACGCCCATGCGAAGTGAATCGATAATTTTAGATACTTCTTCTGGTCTATTATTAGGACCTAACGATTCCAATATTTTAGTTGTTTGACTTTTATCTAACACATTGCCTTTACTATCAATAAGATATACTTTACCATACATATCTGTTTTAGCTCTTTTTATAGTAGAACCAAATTCAGAATTTAAGTCATTTTCATATAATATATCACCGCGTTTTACGATTAAAGATTCTGGATCTTTAAATACTAATTTACCAGTTTCTTTATCATATTCAAAAGGCATTATACGTTGACCTTTTATATCGTTAATAACTTTTGTAGAACCTAAGTTAACATTATAATTACCACGAGATTGTAATGAAGATTTAGTAATATCGTGGAACTCTGCTGTTGTAACTGCAGAACCTTCAACAAGTCCGCTTAGCCTACGTTTTAAAATAATAGGTAAATCAGAAGCTGCGCCATCTGTAAGATTTGTTTTGTATTCTTTTTCTAATAATTCGGCATATTTATTAGACAACTTATTAATAAAATTAAAATCTTTGTCGTCATGATAAGATATCGTTAAATTATCAGCATTTAACGTATAATCCTTATTCACATGTTTATAATTAATCGGATTAGAGCTTTTATTATATCTATCTAAAGAAGAACCATATAATTTTGCTGTTTCTTCTGCTTGGGCAATATTTAATTTAGCAGATTGTTGTAACGATTGTTGATAAGAACGAGCTAAATCTGGAGTAGCAGTAGTATTAGTAGCTATCATTGTATTATCGACATTTGATCCATCTAAAGCAAAAGCTAGACGTTTAGAATTTAATTTCATTGGTGTCGATGTATTAATAGCAAATTTATCGTTACCATCAATTAATACATTTTCACTATATTTTAATCCGATTTTTTCATCATAAGAATCTAACGTAATACCTGTTGTACTTATATCAGACATTAACATCGATGAATTATCAGCAATAAAATTACGTAATGCTGCTGCATGTTGAGGCTTAACATGACCAGATTTTAATTCATTAGCAATTTCTTGTAATTCTTCATAAGAATTATATTTAAAATATTTTTTTAAATCAGCATCTTTAATATATCCATTATCATACCACTTCATTAAGTTAGATTGTATATCACTTAAATTAACAGATGCATTATATTGCGCATGTGCCGGATGATTTTTATTTAATCCGACAGCGTTAATACCAGATATATCTTTTTTACTTAATTGTCCAGTAGTCGGATCTAAGTAATATGTTTCTTTCATTCGTTTACTAATAGTACGATAAGAATCATATAACATCTCACCAGGATTTTTATTAGGATCGTCTTTAAACGCCTTGCCTATTAGCATAGGTAATTTATTAAATTCTTCTAAAGATTGAACCGATATTTGTTTGACACCATTAGCATTAATAGAAACACTAGTACCAATACCGTAAGACATACCACCAATTTGGTTAATTACTTGTCCATTACCATTAACTTCTAACTTAGGTATAAATTTACCAATATTATGTGTTACATTACCGTTACCAACAAGAACACCGTCACGATTAATAATAAGATTATTGTCTTTACCTAAAGCATGTACTGTACTATAAGCAGCTAAACGAAGAGATTCTACTGCCATAGAATAAGTAGATTCACCAGCCATTTTAGTACCTAAAGAGTGAATAAAATCTTCCTCTGTGACGCCGCCTAACATATATCTAAATAATTTTTCTGCTTGTTCAGCTTTAGAAATAACTGTAGCATCAGCAGCATTTTTAGCCGCACTTCGAATTACGTTTACATTTAAATCTGAATTAAGCAATTCCTTACCAGGAACAATACCATATGTTTTAAACGATAAATCCTTAGGGTTTACCTGTTTATACGCATTAATAGATTCTAATAATAATTCTGACATTTCTTTTGTCGTAGCTGTTGAAGAATCTAAAATAACTTGCATTTTTCTATTTAATCCAAATTCAGAAAATGCTGGATTATATTTTTCTAATCCTTTAGCCAATGTAACATATGCTTGTCTTAAATCACTTTGTAACACTGGTTTATCTCCAGATTGAATAGAATTACGAATTGCTTTATCAATTGTATCAATAGCAATTTGTTTATTGTCTGGATTGGTATCTATACTGAATACTCGATTATTTTTATAATTTTTAGAACCGAGTAAAGTACCCATCATAGATGGTGTTACTGCAAATCTAGTTCCGTATATGTCAGCATAGTCAGAAGCTATTTCTTTATATTTACCAAATGTTTGTTGTAATACATAGCTAAATTGTTTTTCAGCTTCTGGTGTCATCTGATTTAAATCAGTAAAACCAGTTGCCTTAGACACTTCTGAAATAATCGTATTAAAATCATTAGGATTAATAGCTTCGATTTCTTGACGAATAGCATCGAAAGATCCGAGATAATTATCTTGCATTCCATAGCGAGCTTTAGCAACAATGTTATCAAGAACTTTTAATTCTTTATCTCCAAAAATACCGCCACCTTGACCGACTTTATATGTCGATACAGCTTTAGCAGCACTATGACCATATTCCATCATATCTTTTAAAAGATTAGTAGCTTGTTTTCTTTTTTCAAGATTAGGGAAATATTTCATTAAATTATTTACGATAATACCTTCACGTTTAAATGTAGCAGTATCTAATTTATCGTAAACGTTAGAAGCCATTAATCTTTGATTAGAATATTCTTCAATTTGAGCCAATTGATCTTCTACAGTATTTAAAGCTTTTACACCTGTATGTCGTAATGCTTTATTAATACCTTCCTGATGCGGAATAAATTGATCGCCAGATTGATATCCTAATACAGAAAAATGATCCATTACCATAGACGATAAATTATCGGCATCACCTATAATAATTTTTTGAGGTCCTTCACCATTAGCTTGTCGTAATACCATTGCTTGTAAATTATGAACGCCCCTAATTTGTAAATCATGAGCATGTTCATAAACAAAACGACCGAATTTATCACGACGATTTAAATTAATAATTTTTTCTACTTCATAAGAACTACCAGCAACAATAGGAGAACCGCTATAAGAACGATAATGCTCACCTTTTTCATCAAAACGAGCAAAAATTTTAGGAATATTATATTGATTGCCATCTTTTTCAATCATGAAAATATTTTGATTTCCCCAAAGAGAAGATGTATTAAATAATTTAGTACCTTCTGAAATATTTTCATATCCTAAACGAGATCCGCCAATAATTTCATTTGCATGATTAATTAATTGTTGGAATTCTTTTTTGTTATTAATTTGTTTAAGAGCTTCAATGTCGGCAGAAGCATCATGGGCTTGAGATACATCGATGCCAAGCATACGACCGAATGTTTCTTGACGATATTGACCTTGACCAGCTAAGTAATATTTCCCGCCAAGTTTCTTTTTATTAGAATCAACATCAGCATTCATAATTAAATCTTTATATGCTTGATTCATAGAAGACGGATTAATTCTATAAGCTTCTTTTAATGTAGCGTATGGATCATAATGATTTATATCGTATAATAAATCAGTGAGACGTTGTTTCCTTGCCATAGAAAAATTATCACTATTATTTATCGTTGCACTTAACACGCCTCGGTCAAATGCTAAACCATTATACGTAACTAAAGTTGTATTAGCATTAACATATTTTTCTAGATCTTCGGCAATAGCAGTAGCTCCAGTTGTACCCATCTTGCGCAAATGATGAATACCTTCGATAGCTAATATATATTTATCATCGCCATTACCAAGAACTTGCATAGCCGTAACATTTTTGCCGGCACCAATAATATTTTTATTTTTGCCAATACGAGCAAAAGTATCGAATGCTACTTGTTCTTGTCTAGTTGCTGTTTCATATTTAAAGGCACCTTTATTAAATTTTCTTAAAAAGAAATCTGCATCAGAATCAGAAATACCAGAATATATATTTGTAATACTTCCGTCAACAGAATGCCCAGCCGTAAACTGCCAAATTATATCATTTGTTCTATAGCCATCGCGACCGACTACAGAAGGGATTGTTTCTATATCGAAAGTATAATCATTCTTTCCGATTTGGTGAAGTTGTCGCTCCGAAAATTTCAGAGCGACTCCACCACTGGTAGCAGTATCTATTAGCATATCAGTATGTTTACGTCTATTTAATGATACGCCATTAAGTAATTCAATTAATTTAGACTCAAAAATAGGAATCGGTACATTGAATTCTCCAGCACCTCTTACTTTAATTGAGTTAATTAAATTTAAATTGCTATCCATATATTATTTTACCTTTTAAAAAATTGAGAGAGCTTTATCTATTTTATAACCTATTACAGCAGTTACGTTATTAAAGACATCGACGATACCATCATTAGAAGATTCATTAACTCTAATTTGTCTATCAGATAAAGCTAAACCGTTCATAATAGTATTGAGTTTAGCTCTGACTGTAATCGGATCGTCGCCATCTTTTATGCCCTCAATATTAGGAGCATTAATAGCATTTTCATCTTCATAAACTGATGAATAAATTCCGTAATCTGCATAAGTCATACCCTCATTATATATTACTTTCGCCTTTATGTCTTCCATATTAGAAGATGCGGACCAACCTTCCCATAAAGGACCAGGTAAATTATGGTTTAAGAAGTAAGATTCATTAGATTCAACTTCAGTATCTTCTTGATACCAAACTAATTTTAATGCCTTTGCTAATGAAGGAGAAACATTACGTAAAATTTCACGACGTTGTTTTTCACTAGTAACTTTAGCAAATTCAATAAAATATTCTTTTTCTGTCGAAGGTAATGCGCGAATAATATCAGAATATTCACTATTTTTATTTAAAGCATATACAGTAGATTCAGCAACTTGATGATACATAATAGCTTGTTCTGTATATTCACCAGCAGCTAACGTAGTCATATCGTCGCTTAAACGTCCAAATCGTTTGTTTATCCACTGTACCATAGGATCATTAGAAGGAGTGCCAGAAGTTAATACAGAACTCATCATATCTGTAATAGATACTTCTCCATCCATCTCAGCCCGCAAAGCTTCTTGTCGTAAATATAACTTATCGACATCGACGCCTTCTTCTTTTAAAGCTTTGTCCTTAGCCGCTTCATATAATCCCATATATTTAATATAGCGCAAACGATCGAAGTAATCTTCTGTATCCCAACGTTTTAATACTTCGTCAGGGGTATATACTCGATTAATACCTAAAGCATCGGTTAACGGATTATTTTTAGCTAATGAAATACCTAAACCAACACCGGCAAAAGCTGCGACTTGAGCCGCCTTACCGACCTTAGTTTTTCTAATACTTTCTAATATATCACCAGCTAAGCCTTTTGCATTAATTGCTGAATTACCTAAGAATGCTTCGCCAACTCCTTCACCTAATGTAGCATTTAAATTAGGGAATAAATTAATATACTTTAATGAATCATAACCAAAACGTCCCCATGCATATGCCGCATACATAGGATCGTCTGTCGAAGTGTATAAAGCAAAAGTATTACCTATACCGCGACCTAATTTAGATAAACGATCTCGATATTTAGATGAATTACCACCCATAAATGTAAAACGTCCGGCAATTTCGCCAGCTAATGCCGGTCCATCTAAATATGTCGAAGCAAATTTTAAAGCGCCACGTTGGAATTTACTTGCTTGAATAGCACGACTATCAATAGCTGTATATAAACGATATGTCGTATCGGCAATCATATCTCTTATAAAACTTGTTTTACTTTGTTCTAATGTCGGTAAGATATAAGAACCTAACATATCGTCCCAAGATTCAAATCCTGCGCCGTATAATTGATCGCTACGATATTCTTCTAGTGGACTATTTACACGCATTAATTGTGAATGTAAAATTGGAATTTGAGCATGTGCTAATAATTCGGCACCTGAACCAAATAATCTTCCGATTAATCCATAGTTAGCATAAGCTCCAGCAGCAGAAGTATCTTCCATATCATAATCGGCCAAACCCATATTTCGTAAATTATCAGAAATATTTTCGCCATTTAAAAACATAGCTGCTTTAATAGGAGCTTCTGTCATTCCTGGAACATCGCTACGCTCTTCATCGTCAATACGTAATGTTATGTGTTCGCCTGGTTGAATTACTTGAAGTAATTGCTGTTTAGACATAAAGCCATTATCTTTAAATTTAACGCCGGCTATTTGATATAATCGATCATCACCAGCAATTTTAAATTTACCGTTAGATAATACTTCTTCAACATGTCCATCTAATGCTACAGTATCTTTACCTAAAAATTTATAATCATAAAAATCATGTTTTTTACCTTGATGTTTTACCATTTCTTCGGTATCTTTCAAGACTTTTTTAGCCTCGTCAGAATTCATCATTTTTACGATTTGTTTCCAGAATTTATATTCTGTACTATTAGGAGCAATATCGGCTAATATTTTATAACGATCGATAGCGCCATATCCATCAGATGCAAATTGATCTGGATGTAAAGCATTAATAGCTTCATAGCCAGCACCAGGTAAACGAGCTTCCCCATTTATAATTTTCGTAAATGGATCAGATGTAAAGAATTTTTCTGGGAGCCAAGGATGTTGTTCTGCCATTGTATTTAACAATGGATTAATGCGTCTTCTTCTTGAAAATTCTGGCAAGAAACGACGAGCAATTTCGGCACCTTCACCGCCGACACCACCAATACCAGCATCCCAGAATGAACGAGTAAACGAATCGATATCACCAGCATTAGCTATAAACTTAGATTCATCTCGGCCAAATATAGAAGATGCACTATAACCATAAATACCAGTTAATAATCTAGCAGTCGTTTGTAATTCATCTAAATAACTCTGACCACCATTAGAGTTCATAAGGTTATTATAAAGGTCCGCATCATTTAAAATATCTTCGATTTGACCTTTAAATTTGCCACGACGAATACGAGATTGAATATATGCACCTGCAGGATTACCATTGCCAGAATGGACAGCATTATTCATTGCTGTAATAGCACTACCAGTTCCCTGTGTTACTGGTTGTAAACTTGCTACACCTGGATTTACAGAACCATCACTATTAATATAATTAACATAATCTTTAGCCGAAGCATATGCTGGTTGATTGCCATAATATTGACTATTTTCTGATTGAACATATTCTATACTATTCGGATGATTAAATGCTGTAAAATCATATACACCTAATCGTCCATTTTGGAAAATAACATATCGATTATCTGTACCTTCTTGAATCTGCTGATTCATATGATACATAATTGCTTTAACATCTCGACCATTATACATTCGATCTTGATGATATTTTTTCTTAGGTTTAATTAATTCACCTAATGTTGGATTTAAAATTAAACCTTGTAATGTATTTTGTTCGAATAATGGGCCAGATTCTAAATATGGTCTATCTTCCATATGCTTTTCTTCAAGCCAGTATGGATTCATTGCATATACTAACGGCGACAGCGGATTACTTAATGTTGGAATTGGTGAACGCATCCATTTATTAAAATAACCACCGTAAATAGATTCTGTCCGATAATCAGATTGCGCAAGTTTTAAACTATTATCTTCCCAATAGGAAATACTTCCGCCACGGAATTCATTAGTAGAACCCCATACCCAATAACGACCAGATCTAATGGGGTCTTTACCGTTTTGATAATAATCTAAACGTTCGTCATAAGATTGGTATGGTCTATAATCTCCGCCCCAATATTGAAACATTGGACCAGCCATTTTGGTTAATTTTAATACATTTGTTAAGCCGGTATTATCTGTAAATTTTCTAAATGCTAAATCTAAATTAGCCCAGCCAGTTTGAAAGTTTTCATTTATATTAAATGTGTCGTCTGCCCAGTCTAATTGAGTTAAAGCAAACGATAATGGTAATACTCGTTTTAATAATAAGTTATCTAATATACCTAATGCACTACCAGAAGCACGTTGAGATAAACCCAAAGGTAAGGATAAATTAAATTTAGCAGCAGCTGTTTCACCTAAGTTTTGATTAACAAAACCTAAAGCAGTGGATAAGTCCATTGAGTTAAGGCCTTCGCTTAATCGATTGGCCATATGATAAAACATACCGCCAGCTACACTCATATCATTAGCGCTTACATTTTTATTATATATATTAAAAGGAAAATATCGTGTACTTAATAAAGAATATTGACTTGTATTTGCCAATAATCCTTTTAATCCTTTAATACCGTTTTCAATAACGCCGACGGCATCTAATTTATTAAGTTTAGATAAAGTATCTTTTATATCCAAACCTTTATTCACTAATACTAATCGCTTATCAGTATGTTTTTGTTCGTAAGAAGCTTTATAGTCTTTACCTTTACCTAAGTGATGATTAAATGCACTTTGTACATCATAATCAAATTCGAGTTCTTCTTTTATTTTCCGAGCATAAGATCCTCCTAATGGAGCACCTTTTGTTGTTGCATCATGTTCACTCCTAAAAGAAGATAAACCAGTACGTTGTTTAAATTTTTCTAATGAATAAGCATCTTTTAATTTTTGTTTTTCGGCACGACTAATATCTAAAGAATCGATACGTTTAAAAGCCTCATCTTTGTTATCGCCAAGACTATTAATAATTTCTTTTTTAAGAGAATTATTTATCGTAGCTTTTACACTATTTTTTTGATACAACGATTTATTAGCTATACTCATTTCATCAGAAGCAAGCTTGGGTTTAACACGTCGGCCTCTTTTAATCGCCGTATGTACAGCTCTTAAATCATCGACTTTAAGTTCCGTATCGCCAAATTCTTTTATAATTTGTTTTTTCTGATTAATATTTTCTGCATCTAATGCATCAAATAGTTTACCGAGTACACCATTTTGATCTTTAACAGATAATGAATTTTTGATTTTATTTAAAGTATTATCTTCTAAATCAATTTGAATTCCTTCGACAGCTCTTTTAAAACCGAAAACTCGAGTACCGATAGCCGGATCTTTTGCAATCGTTAAATCAGAAGAATCTGTTCTCATAAAATAATTATAATTATTACCAAATTCTTCTGTTACATTTTTAATAGGACTAGATCCACGTTGCCAAAAATTTTTATCTTCTTCTAATCTGTTAGTAGCATGTTGGCTAGCGAATTTAGCAGACTTAACAGTTCTAGTATCTGAACGTATCCATCGTGCATCAGGTACATTTATTTTTTCTAAAGTACCAGTCGACATATCTAATTGATATGCTTGATCACCGATACGCGTAAAATTCTTGCCGTAATCGACATATTTTTTTCCATACATGATAAAATCATTTTTAGAAAAAATATCGAAACCACTAGTTACTGGCTTTTCAATATCATCGACACTGATTAATTTAGCCGGCAATGTATCATGAAAAACTTCGCTAGTTTTATTTTTTAATTCATTAAAATTTTTAAAATTAAGAACGCGACCTTCTTCTGAAGTCCAATAAGAATCACTAATATTAACATCTTTAATTCGGTCTCTTAATTGAGCGAATTTTTCATCTTCCATTATATCGAAAAAATTTTTCGTAACAGGTAACCCTTTATCAGTTAATAAAGTTACGTCGAATTTTCCGTTATATTCACGTCGACCACTTTTTACATCTTCATAAAAATCGCCGAGAGTATGACCTTTTAATCCAGTTATTCTTTCTCGAGATAATTGTGATTCAATTATTTTATTTTGTTCATTAATTAAAGAAGATGTAAATTCATCTTGAAAGTTAGTTAGTGCATCTTGTACTGGCTGTGTTTCAGAAAATTCTTTTTTTGTTAATGTTTTGTAATCATCGACTAAAGAATCTAATTGTTTATAAAAAGATTGTTCGTTATCTATACCTTGTAATATTTTCTTGCCATCATAATGACCTTCCATCGTATCATATACATGTTGTTTAAATGATGGTTTAAATTTACCGATAGCTGAATCAAATACATTATTAAAACCAACTTCATTAATCATTTGATTAATTGATTCAATGCCGCCAGTACCAGCATCTGGTAAAAGGCTATTTAGGCTATCCTTAACACTAGTCTCATACATTTGAGAAATGAATTGTTCGCCAGATCGGCGCGGATCCATTTCAGCTGACATAGCTCTCTTTATGAACCCTATATTTCTTTCATTATCTATAGCAGGAGCTAATTCTTCTATTGTTTTAAATTTGCTATTACTAATACCATTAAATATTTCATTTAATGTTAATGCATTTGCTCCATCATCAGAAAAACGAGTAATCCTATTCCCTATTCTACCGATTAATGGATCGATATTAGAAATAAGATTTGAACCTTTTTTAGTTTTAGCTAAAAGAAAAGCGGCCCCGACAAAAGAGCCGGCAGCCGCTACAGATTCTATTAGATTACCGACAGGTTCAAAATCAGACATATCGCTTTCATTTTTAACATAGTCGGACATATAATATTATTCCTTATTGAAAATCATTCCTAAGTTCAGCTAATTCTTTTGGAGTCATGTCATTAGGATTTTTAGATCCTAAAGCCATTTCTTTAAAAGAAGTTTCATCGCCCTGATTCATATTCACTTCAGGGAACATAGTAGCTAATTCGGCTTCAGATAGCCCTTTATTTCTACGACGACTTACTTTTTTCTTAGGAGCATTATTAATTGAGTTTTCATCGACTTTCGATTTAGAATTTTGACTTCTTAGTTTATTAAAGAATTCTTTTTCTTCATTAAACAATCGAGGATCTTCTTGTTTAAAGCTTACATCATCACCGAGTCGATCGAGGATTTCTTGCAAATCAATACCTGGTTTACCATGTAACATAGTTAATACCCAGTTACTTCTCATTAAAAAATCCATCGTTCTAATCATATCCCAATTATCGATATCTTCAATATCGTATTCAGGAAATGCTTCATGAATAACACACGAAATTTGATAATCGACATTATTCATTTTTTCCATTGCTGAATTAAATAATAATGTACGACCTTTTTTAGTCATAAAGCTTGCATCTAATATCTTTTGAGCAATATCAGATACTATACCAGTTGGCATAGAAGCTAAATCAATATTTTCTGGATATAAAATACAATTAAAGCATACAATATCTTCACGTTCAATATCTAATAATTTTTCATTTTCGAAAAGTTCATAATATTGAGCGCGCGTTAATGGTTTATAAATAATTGGGAAATCATAACTAGTATATGTAAAAATATTTTTATATTGAGCTTTTAATTGTTCATATACTTGGTCAAAACGAAGATTTTCCATGATTATAGTTCCCGTACTCTACCTTGAGATGTAAAACCAGAATATTGTAAAATATAACTAGAAACAGTCGGTACAAATCCAGCAAGAGTTTCAGATAAATATAATACACGTTCTCTACGAGGGAATACAACAAAATAACGCAACAAATTATCGTTTCTTAAATCAAAGATAGTTGCTTCTTGTTCTTCGACAGGAAGCTTATTAATGTAGTCTTGTTGTTCAGGCGTAAATGAATACATTAAATCAGTATCTTTTCTAGAAATAGGAGTGAATAAAACTAATTGATCGGCAATCGTTACACGAAAAATTTTCTTATGATTAGCTTTTAATTGATTAGCTTTTTCAACAGTTAATACTTCGACTTGAGAAGGATCGACATAATCATCGTCTTCCTCTTTTTTTTCTTCGTCGAATTCTTCTGTAATATCAATTTTATTATCTTCCAATGTTTCTTTTACTTCTAATGGGAAATTAGATTTTAAAGATTGAGATTCATTTAACTCAATATTTTTTTTATTTTGAAATTTTGCTTTCTTTTTGTTTTGCATAATTGATTTCACCTACATGACTAATTTACGATCTCTAGCAATAAATTGATATTGCTCTAATATAGGTCTACCAGATGAGTCAAGTACTGTTTGTACATTCATAATATGACAATCTAATAAAATAACGTGAATTGGATCGCCCATTATATTATCATCTTCACCATAAGTAATATCAATTTCAAACCCATTTTTCCAAATAGAATCATGTTCGGGATTCTTATGAACTTCAGTCGATGTTCTTAAAGGCTTAATTATTTCACTATATTCTTCTGTTTTTACAGTATCTTCATTAACAATGCTAGCCGATTTATATTTTTCTATAATATCTTCAATATAACGAGGAGAAGTAAAATTAATTGTAAATGCTCCTTGTACTATACGATTACCAATAGCAATTTCATCATATATATAAGAATTATATCCAAATATAGGCATGTCATGTTGTGCTAGATTATAAGCAATATTTTGAATATCTGAAACTAATTTATCACCAAACCAAACATTAGCATCTATTTGAGAATAATAACGTTTATATTTAGGATTTGATTGCGTATAACCTTTTGAATTTCTAGTGATGTCATATTCTACATTTTTATTAGTGTAGGATAATTGACTACTAAGTTCATTATCAAAACGTTTACGTCTCATATTATTATACTACACCTTTCACTAAAAGTCCAATTGGTTATTAATATCAATATTCCAATTATTAAAATAATAATCGTTGCCGATTTTTTGAACAGTAATTAATCCGCAATGAATACCAGTTGCTTCTTCAAAAACATTAATAACAGTATAATCGGCATCACCATAAATAATATGGTTAGCATTGTTACTAATTAATTTATAATCATATATATAATTCTTACCTTTATTAAATTTAATAGAAGACATAATATAATTTTTAGAATCATTAGGCAATATGATTTTTTGTCTTTCTTTTTGGTTTAATACTGTTAATTTATTATTGCGATGTTTTTGATTACTATATTTATAAATATTTAAATAATGAATTAAATCGAAGAAATTTTCAGATTTATTAGATTGAACTAATCTATCAATTACGTAATCATAATAATTAGATAAAGTTATTTCATTATTACCGATACAATCTGTAAAATAATGATAATATTTATCGACATCTTCTTTTTCAAATTCTTGATATAAGAAGTTTAATAGATTAGTTTGTAAATTAATTAATGTAGCATTTATATAATTATGTTGAATATCTTGATCTATATTAAATAATGTTACTGGACTAACTATAGTATTATTAGAGTTCATAAGGAACGAATAATAACAGCCGTCGTATATTGAATTTCCTTGCATTGGCAAATCAATTACGACATTATCCAATTCTTTTTTAAATAATATTTGATCAGAAGCTAAACCTTCTACGTCAGTTATACAAAAATAAATTTTATTTAAATCGGTATAATGATCAGCGCCATCGATTACTGCAGTGATATAACTATCATCGACAGCAATTTTAGGTGCTTGAAAAATCGGGCTATCTGTATTTTTGTCTAAAAGAACGCTAATTGCTAATTGCGTATCTTTATTAAATTTTTGATATGCTAATGGTAAATATTTTAAGCCTTCAATTTTAGAATTAATATTTTCTATAATTTTATTTAAATTAGGCCAAATGTCTTTAGCAATTTCATCAGAAGGATTAATAATATAATAAGAATTAATTAATAATCTTTCTTTATTAATATAGTCGATACGATATAAATAATCTTTATCTAAATAAGCTAAATCGACGTTGCTTTCATTAAATTTATCGGTATGAGAATATTCATATTCCTTGCCTAAAAATTTATAAAAATGTAATTCACCAGAAGTAAATCCATTTACAATTTCTGGATGCAAAATAGTTTCTCTAGAATCATTAATATATATGTTACTATTATTATCGATATTATTATAAAAATTATAATTATTAAATAATTTAACGGCACTAACTAAAATAGTAAAAAGATTAATCTTTTCTTCTTTTTCTTTAGCAGTTAAATAAGCAAAATATACAGATTCAACTAAATTTAATCCGCGCTCATCTGATATTTTAATAATATAATCGGCTAAGCCTTTAAAATTTTTATTATTAAGAATTGTATCGTTTATATAATATAATTGTTCTTTAATTCCTTCTGGATAAATTTCGATATATTTATCTTCAGATTTACAATCAGGACCAGAAGTCCATATTCTATAAATACCAGCTAATAAATCGTTAATAATAACAGTAGCAGACTCTAAATCGTAATCTTTAATTACTTCATTATCGTCTATATGTAATTTATTATGTCCATTGAAATAATCATTACAATATAACGAAACAAAATTTTCGTGTTGCCATAAAAAAGTAATACTAGATGTGTTCAAGATTATCACCTCCAGCAGTTTCGTTATGAACAAAGATTACATTACCGTTCTCATCGTATTTATATTTATTATTATCTTCTTCTCGAATTGTTTTAATATCTTTTCTAAAATTAGAATAATCAGGAATATCTTTATTAACTCTAGGTGATTGTTTTCTAAAATCATCAAAATTAGGAACTTTAGAATTATCTTTTTTTGGATCTATTCTATATTTACTATAATCAGGAATAGTCGTAGAATCCTTAATTTTGCCGTCTAAGCGATACTTTGAATAATCAGGTATATTATGTCTATTAGTATGTATAAACGTCCTAAAATTATCATATTCTTTATTTATTTTAGGTCGTCTACGTTCTGGGAATCTAACTTTTTTTTGTTGTCTAGATAATATAGAATAAGACGGATAATAATCTTCAGCTTCTTTTTTTAATCGATAATAATCTTTTTTAAGCTGAGACATTTTTTCCGATTCTTTTTCAGACATAAATTTATCGGCAAGCTTTTTATATTTTTTATTTAAAGCTTCCATATATTTTTTAAAAGAATAATAACCTTCTTTAGATAATTCTAAAACAGGTTCTTCAAAATTGCTTTTAGACTTTTGTACAGTAATTTTTGCATTATTAGTCGTAAGCCATGGATTAGAATCGATAATAGATTTTTCGTTTAACTTATAATAATTATCTGATTCGTCCATATATTTTATATCGGTTGCATAATAATGATATGTATTTTCTGTCATTATATCGTTAATCGACATAATTTGACCTTCATCAATAATTGTACAACCAAAAACACTTATAGTAGATTGGCGCCCATATTCATTTGCAAAAGATAATGTTATATCGAAGTTAGGTAATTCATCCATCAAGTAGTGCTTATTCACATACTGACCTTTTTTAATAACTTCATCATATATCTCATGAATAACATGTTTATCTAATACAGCAAATACCATAGACCCAGCTATAGTTCTAGGACCATCTACATAAGTAATAGCATTAACATCACCTAATGTCCTTACTGGACTTTTTTCCTGATGAATACTATAAGAAAATGTTTGTAGGCTACCAAAAACACGAGTAATAGTTTCTTGTCCAGGAATTGTGATGTTTACACTTGCCACAATATCACATCCACTATAGGATGTATATGTTCTAGTATATTTAGAAGTTTGAGTAACTTCTTTATTTCCAAGTCGATAATTATCTGGCATGTTTAACCTTTAAATTATATAATTTCATATATTGTTGAACTCTATTATTAATAAGAGTCACGATATGAGTCTTAATCTCGATATTGTGCTCATTAATAATATTATAGCAGATTTCTTCCATATCTTTTTTGACATTAGACGATTGTCTATTGCCGACTAGAATATCATTAATGAAATTTTGTAAACCTCGGTTGAGGTACAAGAAAATTTGATTTGTGTTTTGTTGGGACATTACGCCTAAAATCTCCATGACAAAAACGAAAAGAAAAGAGCGGAGAAATATTCTCCGCTCGTATTTAATTTCTATTAATATTTGTTATCTAACAAATATTTATTTTCTACTGGTTGCAAGTAATCTACACTGCGGGCAATATAAGTACATGCTTTATCAGTAGTAGTAGAATCTACAGAGAAGCTAGAAGCTTCGTTTAAAATTTCGCAGCCATAGATAACCATAACAGCGGATTGACCATATTCATTAGCAAAAGACAATGTAATGTCAAATGGAGGAATTTCGTCAGAATATTTTGGAGTAGATTGTACTGCAATATTTTGAGTTACTTTGAACGGATTAGAAGAAGCAACTTGGGAGTCATTACCATTAGAATTAATGGAATTAACTACCATGTTAGTCAACTTTTGATCCCATTCAGTGATTGTGTACGGTTGGTAATTTATTTCGCCACCGATACGTTGGAAATATGCTGCTTTAGCAGCACGAACAGCAAGAGCGTCGACTAATGCATCACGATCAAATAATGTGAATACAATAGTGCCTGCAATCCCGCGCTTGCCGCGGGAAATAGAGCGTGGCTCTGCTGAACCGAATGTGTAGCGTATATTTATGCGGACTATGCCTTTACGAAACAGATTGTTTCGATGCTTTGCGTATTAATAATCAGCAATTTGGTATATATAATTTATAATATTTTCTTCTGCCTGGATTATGATATACAGGCTGTGTTTTATAAGATAATAAATTTTGTAATCGTTTTGCCCAATCTAAACTATTTAATGATGGAACATTAAATCCAATTTCGTTATTTTTAATTTGAGCATTAACTGCATATAATAATTCTTCATCATAATTTTTAAATTTCTTGTTATGAAGAATTATTTCTTTATATTTATTATATTTTCTTAATAAACAACAAGAATTTATATCACCATGATATAACCACCAAACTATTAATTTTGCTACATTGCCTTCCCATTTTACAACATTAGTATTATCATGTATAACAGGTTTTATATTTTTACATGGCAACAATAATTTATTAGTTATAGTATCTGTTATCCACTGCAAAGAATTAGAATCAGCATTTGTAATATTTAATATAATGCTATTTCTAGATTCTCTATAATGAATACATCCATCACCATCAACAACTCCGCGAATAAAATGTCTTTCAAAATTTTTTATTTCATCAATAGGAATACAATGTTTTATATTTTCATATTTTGAAGATAAATTTTTATTGTAAATTCTTAATTGCGATTGCGGAGATTTATAATCTGGATATTCACAAACATTAGCAGAAGAATTTAAAATATTTTTAATTTTATGAAGAACTTCTGTATCTGAATGTTGACAATTAAAACTTAATAATCCAGATTTATATAAACTAGATCCCTTTTGAGGAATATGTCCATCAGTAAATAACCAACCAAGAAACCAAGCAAAATCTTTAGTCATCAAATTGCCTCCTTTATGTCCCATTTCAGGACTGGAAAAATTATTAAGAGATATAAAATCTCAAGTCTCTACGGACATTGAGTATAATATTATTATACTCTTATCCTCGGCGTTAGTAAATACCCTTCACCGATTTGAGCAAAGTTTTACTCCGGCCTACATACAAATCTAAAAACAAAATTTGACCGGAGCCTTTTCACGATTAATAGATACTGTAATACCTTGAATTTCTGCTACTACTTCAGAACCGAAAGTAGCTACGATATCACAGCCGGAAAAAGTAGTATAACTACGAGTATATTCAGATGCTGTAGTTACACCAGAATTGTTTTTAGCCATGTTTTAAGTTATGGGGCAGTGGATAAACTGCCCCTGCCTCCTTCGCTATAAATTATATATTAAACTCTAATTACTTCGTACCAGGTTGTTTGATTTGGATGAAGTTATTAATTTGACGAATTTCATTAAATGGCATAATAGTGTAGTTAATATCAATATGAGTATATTGAAGAGCTTCTACATTGTCAGCGATTTCAAACATGAAATCATATAACAATACGCCTTTAAGTTTATTCAATTCAGATGTCAAACCAGTTTTAATAGAGTTACGAACGGAAGTTTTATTTTGCTTACCAATAAATGGTTCGCAAACACGACGAATAACACGTTCAACAGCATCGATAATACGAACACTATTAAGACGAGATAATGCGTCAGTTGGATCAGCCATTGTACAGCCATCAGTTACAACATAACCACGAGTAAATGTATTCTTAACAGTAACAATACCTTTACGAGTTAAGTCGGACAACTGAGAAGCTGTTAATTCAAACAATGGATTGATACCAATTTTTTGGTTAGTAGGAGATTGTTCTACAGGAAGAGCAGATATCATACCAGCATAAGCTGCAGCACCATTGCCTACGAATGCATATGTAGAATTATATACAGGAACATTGTTTTGGAAGAATGCAAAACTAATGGAACGGCCAATATCTACAGGCATACCGTCATCATCGATTACGGAACGACCATTAGCACGTTTTAATTCAAGATTTAAATTCAATTTTTTCAAATCTTGGAATTTTTGTTCTACACCAGACAATGTATAGTCAGAAATACGTTCTGCACCGATCACACCATGAGTATGAGCAGTTTTCAATTCTGTATATAAGCAATGTTGAGCAAATTGACGAGCAAAGTTATCAGGAGTACGATAAGGAATACGCATAGTGTAATCATAATCGATACTACGATCTTTTGCCAATGTTTCAAGATCTACTTTACCAGAAACTAATACTGGAGTAAGAACTTCTTCGATAAGAGCATCTTTTTCTACGATACCAGTATCTGTAAGTTCACATTTAAATACTTGAGAGAAATCTTTATTGTCTTTTAAGTCAGACAAGAATTCAGCTACTGTACGATAGTTAAAATCAGTTACAGAAATAATAACACGATTTTTTACATGATCGAAGCTTTCTACATAAGCTAATACACGGTCATCACGAGAAGCTTTGTCGATAAGAATATCGTACTGACCGATCGGAGTTAATGTACCAGCATCATATTTAGCTACATAAAGAACATCGTTAACCGAGATTAATACATATTTAGCATTAGTTGCAGCAGCAGCTTGTGCAGCAGCAGTAGTTGCATAATATGTTGCAGCAGTTGCATCAGAGTCTGTTAATAAACCATTAGTAGCTGTATCATATTTAAGATCAGTTAACGCAGTAACTTCTTTGAATGTTACTTCGCTACCAGCTACTTCAGATTCAATAATTTTATCGTTAGTAACAAAATGTTTGAATTTTTGATGAGGAGAAACTGCATCTTGAAGTTTGTTATTAAAAGTTACAGATTTAACTTTTTTAACATCTTCCAAGTAGAACATTTGACCTACTTTATAAGTATTTTCGTCAAGTTTAAGAGCAGCTTCATTAGCAATACTAGGAATAACTGTAAATACTTCATTTTGATAAATTGCAGAATCTACAATTTCATCAGCATTTTCTACTTTAGCAAAACTAAATTTATATTTACGAGGAGAATGTTTAACATCCTTAGTATCAATTACAGGAGTTACTTTAAAGATTCCTGTATCGTGTTGAACAGCGCCACCAACTACAGTATTAACCATAGCAAGATCGATAGGGAATGCTTTTAAGAAATCTTTAGGTTTTGGTAAACGACCACTGATAACAGTATCGGCACAAATTTGTGCACCAAGAACACGATAAGGCATATCAGCATTTTGCAATACAGAATATGCACCTTCACCAACACCTACTACGTATTGTTTATCTTTAGGATCAGATTCTTTAACACGAGGAGTTAAATATTGACCATGAGAATTAGTACGAGGGAATGCTGTTGCAGTAATAGCATAACCAGAACCAAGCTTCATATATTTTTGGAAGCTTGTCATATTAGTATCTTCATAATCGATATCGTCTTCTTCGAATGCTAAAGCAGTTGCACCTGGAGTCATAAGATAGTCGTTATGTTCATAAATCTTAAGCCCCACAGTTGTGAACGCTTCGTTCAAATCTTTATCAGTAGTAGAATAAATAGGATATTCAGAATTTACATCTGTATTTACACGAAGAGTGTGGAAATATTTACCAGAAAAAGAACTGAATGGTTTAGGGGATTTTTTATCTTTAATTACATGAGTACGAACTTCTGTACGACATGGAACTAAAGAACGTTTACGGCCTAAGAAGTAAACACCTGGGAATAAAGAGCCTAAAGCCAAATCATAAGATTCATTATGAAGAGTTACATCTTGGCCTTTTTTGTTCACGATAGACAATGTAATAACATTATTTAAAGTATGTTTATTAATATAACGAATTACTTCAGAAAGAGGAGTATCGGCATTAAAACCTTGACCATTAAGGCCTAAGTTAATATCGATTTTAATCATTTCTTGATCGTCGTCAACCAACGCATTATAACGTTCAGTTGCTGTAGCTTTAGTAATAGGTTTATAAATTGTTAATACTTCTTGACCGGAAGTATTATCGAAGTTAAAGTATACGTGTTTAGCTTTATTAGATGGGAAACGAGATTTTACACGTAAGCGAAGAGAATCGCTAGAACGCAATCTGAAGTCTTTTTGAGCTTCAGAACCACCGATACGGAAACCATACAATGTACGGCAACCAGAATTATAAGCATCTGCTAATGTAGCAGTTAGGTCTACTTCACGTTTAGTTTCACGGTCATATGTATCACCGTAAGTATATGTTGCATATGTTGGATCATAAATAGGTACAGGAACACCATTAGGACCATCAAATGCAGTACCGATACAAAGAACAGCGTCTGTTGTACCGAATTGGCTGTCATCATAAAGTTTTTTCTTTACAGAATTGACTTCGACAAACACGCCAGGAAGATCACGAAGGATTTCTTCTTTAAAGCTATACATTTAGTCAACCTCTTAAGATTATTGTTTATCAAGATTTAATAAGCGTTCAATAAGTTTATGAGTAACTACATGAATCTTATCTATTTTTAAAGTATAGCGAACACTTCTAACTGAATATTTTTCTCTATATTGTGAATAAGAAGCATCTGTTAGGCGCTCCTTGAATAATAACTCGGTGACGCCGTTTTGTTTTAGATATCCGGTATAATCGACCATTAATGTTTCAAATTCATTTAAAACATTGTTGGCTTGAGAATAACTCGTAGCAAAAATATCGAACTGGATTGTATATCTGAATGCATGACGATATACTTCAATACCTTCTTCTTCGATATTTTTTTCTACAGAATATTTATCGTCTGGGATATAATCTTGTTGACTTTTTGCCCGACGAATTCTATCTTCCATTATACGAGGTTTTAATTCGTTTTCTGGAACACCATCTATAATTTTAAAAAATATGTATGGATGGTTAATTTCTTTTTCGCGATCATTAATAATGGCACCTTCATCAGGGCTCATTTTTGTACCGTCTTCTCTAAAAGCTTTTTCTACTAATTCTACAAGAATAGAGATAAATTCATCAAAACTAATATTTCGATCTGACCGCAACCGATCAACTCGTTTACGCGGTCTCATCGCACTACGGTTTTGTGCTACGAGAAGACTATTCTTTTTTTGTTTGATTTGTTGGAGGACAAAATCTTCATTAATATCTGTCATAGTCTTTGCTCCGCCGTATACGATTCTGTTGTAAATAATGGATATAATGTATATCGTAAAATGATGTCCACACCATATCCATTGTCTCGAATTTGTTCTTCTACGCTATCAATATGATAATCGTATAAAATAAATCCAACATTTTGTTTTAAAAGATTATCTAACCGTTCTTTTATTTTTGTTAAATAAAATTTACGGTAATTCTTACCTATATATTCATCGAAATCCATTTCTCTGACTAAATAGTTTACGATACGCATAACCATGACAGATTTATTTGGATTTTCGTTAGATAAGTTAACTAAATTTTCAATAGTAGTACCAGTCCGATAGTTATTTTTGAAATAACAAACATTAGGAAGCATGTCTTTATGATCTAATATAAAGACAGTATCCTCATTTAAAAATGCGGGGTAACTATTGATAGGCGTAGCCGCTAATCTTGCGGCTAAACATATATTACTATATGCAACATGTTTTAAGTTGTTACCAACACATATTACATTATCTAAAAATTTATTTTTATTATGTACCGACATAAATGCCTGTACTTTATCAGCATAGTCTTTATTAAAATCATCGATATCTTCGTATAAAGAAGCATGCTTGTCTGTTACGAAAATCATACTTCTATTTTTATAACATTTAAAAGATAAATCATTTAAATAAAAACTATTTAAATCTAAATTAAATCGATCAGTATATTTATCTGAGAACATAATTTTTGTTGGGCAAATATAAGCAAAATCATAATCTATCAACTGATTTGTTATATTAATAAAATCACTTATTGTTCTCATATTAACTAAATATATTGAAGGAGCTCCATAGTCTTTAGCTGTTTTAAAAGCTTTATATAAATCAGATTCTTTATTATAATCTTTTTCGACAGCAGATAAGGTCTCATAATGTTCGACTTTGCAAGTTTTATTGGTATATTCAGAATTACCAATAATTAACAAACTTGTATGTTTGTCGTTCATATTATTAACCTCCTACTATGTTTTTAAAGTTGTTCATAAAGGCTTGTGGATTGCGTTTATAATCTACTCCATTAGCATTATAATAAACGCAATCTGGAGTATTTGAATACCAATCCATTACATAAGTAATTTTAATTATTTTAAAACCGAATACAATAATATCGCCAGCAAAAATTGGAAATTCATTTCGCAAATAAATATCGTATCCACGCATTAAAAATAATTTGTCATCTGCAGAATCGGTAGAAAATAAAGGTTGAATATGAGCACGAACTTCACGAATCGTTATTTTCTGACCAAAGCCGAGACAATTAGGACAAGTAGGATCGCCATGTTTAGATGTCGGATCTTTACAAGTACAGTCAATAGTTTCGTTAGGTTGAATTAACCATACCGGAACTTCCATTAATTGTATTAATCCGTTAATACGTTCATCTAAATTTTTCATTATGCTTTCCTCAATGATTTAAGAGATCTAGATAAATCGTCAAATAAAGTTGTTGGATAAGTATGTAATTTACGTTTTTCGTTATAAGATCGTTTACCTACTCTTGGTTCAGCACGACCCATAGTTAAATAACTAGGATCAACTATTAATTTTTGGAATATTTCCATTTCTGCTTTAATCATTTTAATTAAATCAGAAAGAGATGGGGCTCCATTACCAGAAGAACTAGAAGAACTTCCTCCAGATTCTGTAGCACCAAAACTAATATTTCCGATATGTCCAGAAACTTTACCACTTGTAGTAGTAGTTACAGCATGCTTACTTACTAAACTAAGAGTAGCTCTTAATTTACAAAATTGTTGTAATAAATATGGCAAATCAGCTCTATTTTCATAGCCAGGAATTTGATTTAATAGAAACTGAGCAAACTGACTTGCTTCTTTTAATGCATATAAAACTTCGGTATCACTAGCATCAAATACATTGATTAGATAATTAACATCACCGAGTGTATAAAAATTACTAATTTGTTCTGATGCTACTGTAAATACTTTATATTTTAATACTTTTTTACCGTCGACAGATTCAAGTCTTTTAATTCGAATTTCATATAATGAATCTGGTTTCATTCCACCAGTTGGCTTGATTTCTAATCGATTACCAAATATTGTATACTCAAATGGTTCAGCCATTAGAAATCCTTTCTGATGATTTCAATATTCGTTAAAATATTTTCATCTTTAATTTCGCCATCAAATTCAAATACAAAGAAATCATTAGTTCCTTGTCGAGGACGTTTTACAACTTTAAGTTCTTGAATAACAACGGGTTTGATATCTTGTCCAGCTGGAGTTTCGTCGACAACAACTCCTGCATTACCAGCCGATGCTTTTGTAATAAGAGTACCGTCAGCTAATCGAATAGTAGCTGAAGTATTTCCACCAGAAGTATCGTTCATAATTTTATCGATAGTTTCAGATGTTAATGCTGTATTAGTTCCAGCCGGAATATTTCCATCAGAAGTTAATAAACGAGTATCTGTTGCATTACTAATTTCATCGCCAGACATCGATCCATTAGAAGATGGATTTGTATCTAAATTTTGCTTATTATTGTGCATATTACGCTTGTAATTATATGGCGCAAAAATAGATACTGGCTCAATCTTATGAGGATTTTTTTCGCTCTGTTCAAGTTTATCAATAACACGTTCTGGACCATCATAAGTAAAAGTAGCAACATCAGACCATTTACCAAATTCATTTCCGCTTTCAACACGGATTCGAATATAGTACTGTTGCTGATTTTTTAGCTTAGGGAAACCAATACGTTGTTTATTCACTACTACTGTATCAATTTCGATGGGATTAAAATTGATATTATCTGCAATTTGTAATCGATATTCTAATATAGGTTTTCTACGTTTATCACGAAGAATTTCTTGCCATTCACACATAAATGTGCCGTCAACTAATTCATGATTAGCTGGGCTTAAAATTCTTACGTTAGAATAAATATTAGTATTAAAATATACATGACGAATAAGACTAGATTGAAGTTTAGCTCCAACGATATCTTTAATCGTTTTATTAATATCTAAACGATATTCTTCGCCAGGATTAATTTCATCTAATACAGTAATAATTACAACTTTTTTAGACGTTCTAAATTTTAATCGATGAATCTTTTGAGATTCAGCATGAACCATCGCAATTGTATCAGAATTAATAGTATCTGGATCGACATTTCCTGTGAAAAATAATTTAATTTGTTTTTCAGTAGGATTTACTTCCATATCGACTAAAGCAAATTCTTTATACATTGTTACTCCAGTCTATATATTATTATTTCTTAGTCGTTTTTTTAGTAGAAGCTTTTTTCTTAGAAACTTTTTTATGAGCTTCTTCTTTATCTTCAGATTCTTCAGTAGTATCTTCAGTTTCTTCTACGATATTTTCAGCTTCTTCTTCTGTAGATTCTTCTTCAGTTTTTTCTTCAAAAACTTCTTCTGTTTTTTCTATAACAAGTTCTTTTGCTTCAGTAACTTGTTTAGCATTTTCTTCTGCTTCTTTTAATGCAGCATCTACATCAAAATCAGGAGTTTCTTTAGTTCCTAAAGCTTTATTCACTGCTTCTTCAGTAACAATACCAGGAGCTACCATATCATAACTAGAAGATTTAAGAATTCTACCCAATACACCTTGTTTTTGTTCGCCAGGTAATACACCGTTAACCAACATTAAGCGACCTACTTTTACAGAACGACGGATATTAGTAATATCCATATCTTTAAAGATAGGTGCATAACGATTAGCAACATTTAATCGAATACCTGTTTTATTATCGTAATAACTAACTTCGCTAGGTGCTAATGCAACAATAGCGATCATATCTGGATGAGTCATAAAATATATATACCTCTTACAAAATAAAAAATGGAGGAGCCCGGAAGCTCCTCCAATATTAATCGTCAGACGTTATACGAATTACGCTTCCTGAACTCGAACAACAGAAGGACGAGGATAAGAAGGTAATGCAGAAATGTTTTTAGCAACTGCGATACCTTTACCATTATCCATGATACCGATACCATAACGTTCTTTAGCTTTGATGATACGAATATCAGTTTCAGGATTAGTCCATTTTTCAACAGATAAATCTTCACGTTGAACGATAGCACCAATATTGTTGCGATCGATAACGTACATATCAAATGTTTTATTAGCTTTATCGAATTTAACACGTGGGCTCAAGATTACATTAATTGGCATAGGCAAATTGAACGCAGCTTGTGCTTCGTTTAATACGAATTTTTGAGGTCCCATATTGTTAGACAAACCAGCAAAACCACCAGTACCTTGAGTAGTACCGAATGGATGAACATTCATAGCACCCATAGCACCGAAAGTAAGACCTTGACCTACCATAGCATTACGAGCAAATACCAACCAACAAAGTGGATGCATAATTACATCAGTCGGAGTTTTGTCGTTAGCCATAAGAGTTAAACACATAGACATAAAGTCTTCAACGGAAAGAGTACCGTTTGGCATAGCATCTTCGCCAAGACCAGTTGTAGCAGCATCAGGTTGTTGAGCAGCTAGGGCGTTATTGAATACTGTATGACCATGTTCAGAAAATTCACGAGCACACCATTCATCTTTATAACGAGCCATTGCGCCACCAATACGGGAAAGATTAGCTTCCATGATGTCCCAATAAGAGTCCATAATAACTTCTTCGGAAAGAGTTACTTTAAGACCAATTTTTTTAGGACGAATTTCAATGGAGCTATATTCCATTGTATTGATTTCTACTGCTTCATCATTGTATGCGCCACCTTCAGCAACTTCATGAGCTTGAAGTTCACCGATGATAGGAACAACTACAGTACCACTAGTTTGACCTGCTTGAATTTTAGTGAAGAAAGGAGAAATAACAGATTGCGTATCTTCTGCTTCGATCATTTTAGATTCAATGATACGAGGTACCAAGTCAACTACGTCTGGAGTCATAATTGTTTCTTTAATAGAGAAATGTTTACCGCCAGTACGTTGTTTATTCAATTTAGACACGATGTCAGCAGTCATGTCAAAAACGCGAGTGCGTTGTGCAGCTTCTTCAGGTGTCAAACCTTCTTTTTGAGCAATTTCAAGAGCTTTAGCACGACCAGCTTGAGCGTCTTCTAAAAATTCTTTCATATTAATAGCCATTTTGTAAACCTTATCTCCTATTATTTTTGTAACAATACTTTAACGGAGCCTACGCAGCCTTCCCAATCCATAAATGTAGGAACACCAGCAAGACCTTCGCGAACATATTTAACTTTTACTTCTGCAACTTTTTTAGGAGCAGCGTTAATAACTTGATCAGCTTTAGATTTATCAGTTACATGTAAACGCATTAAGCCGTTAGTTTCGTCAAAATATACTACTTCGAATGCTTGTTTAATAACAGCACCTTTAACTACAGGAGTATAAGAAGAGTCGTTAATAGAAATTTGAACTGTTTTATCAGCAATGAAACGTTCAGGAACACGGAAGTTGAAATCAAGATAATCTTTACCTGCAGCAGCTGGGTGCATAAAGCCGACAATAACGTCTTTAACTTCAGTGCGAGCTACGTTGCGACCATCAGTCAAACCAGGAATACCAAGATATTCATATTTAGCACCAAGACGAGAATCATAAACATCAAGTTTATTATTAGATGCTGTCATGTTCAAATCATGTTCGGAATATAAGCTATTGAATTCATAACCATCAGCATTAGTGAAATATGCATAGTCATCATAAATGTCTTCGCCACGGCGATAAGAACGACCATAACCATCAGATGCATATTGAGCTAATTCTTCTTGATCATCAAGAGCCCATTTCATCCATTTAGTGGAACCTTCTGGAACCAAGTTACGATTTACTTCGTGTACTTGACCGATAACTTGTTGACGTTCAGCTTCCAATTCTGCAACTTTCATACCTTCAACAGCTGTTTCGTCAGATAATGGAGATTTTACAATACGACCATTTTCATCAGATTTAACCAAATCCCCAGCTTTAAGGGCACCGTATGCAGAACCCCAAGGATTTTGTTCAGCTTTATCTTTGAATAAGAAATGAGGAAGTTCAACCATAACGTCAGTTTTGATTGCACCAGGAGTCATACCGTTCCAAGCATCAGCATCACGAGTATATTCATTGCGCATCAACATACCGATAGGTACGTTAGCATTACGATGCACCAAAGATGGTTTACCGCCGTTTTCTTTTAAAAGACCAGTTTTTTCGTCTTTTTCAAGATTAGCAGCTCGAGCAATTTTTTTAGCGCCACCATCAGCAAACGGTTTATAAAGATCAGCTGTGTAAGCAGATGTATAACCTGCAACTGGAACCCAATCAACATCCATGTTCACAAGAGCTTTACCTGTAGCATCTGTAGATACTACACCAGCAGCACCATAAACGTCGCCAGCTTTACGCAAACGAACTGGAGAACCACCGTTAGCCAATGTCAATACGTTAAGAGTAATATTTTTATTTTCGTCTTTAGAACGAACGTCAGGATCGACTGCTACGATACGACCTTTTGGAATTACAACTTGATTATACATTTCTGCATGGTTGTAACGGAATGCAACTGGAAGACGGGAATCCAACCAGTAAGCAATATTAGAAGTATCATGGTTTGCAGTGTTAAGACGTACACCAGTACGTGTTACACGGCGTTCTTCGTTAGAAAGTTTTTTAAAACCTAAGCCCTTGATAACTTTGCCGTTTGCACCGGCAGTGAAAAAGTTAGGACCTTTACCAGGGTTAATATTTGCCATTTATTTGTTTCTCCTTATTTCCCAGGGAAATATTTTTTTACGAAATCTAAACTGCCAGTTACAGATTCTTTAACTTCAACAGTTTTATTTTCTTCTGTTTTAACAGGATTTTCAACTGTAGAATTTACAAGATTTAATTTTTGAATTTTATCTTCTAAAGATTCTTTTGTGCTTTCAATAGTTTCGTTTAAAGTTTTTTCACTTTCAGTTTTGAAAGTTTCTAAACTTTCTTTAACATCATTAATAGAAGTTAAAGCTTCGTTGATTTTTTCTTGGCCAGCTTTATATGCGTCTAATTCTTTGCGCACTTCAGCTTTATATGCCAAGAGATCAGAAGCTAAGTTAGCAAAGTCAGATTCAGCTTTTTCTTTTGCTTCAGTCAAAATTTTAATTTGAGCTTTAAGCTCTTCTAAGGATTCTTGACCTTCAACTTCTGTAGCTGCTGTAGTTTCTTCTACTTCAGTTTCTTGAACTTCAGTTTCAGTTACTTCAGATTCTTGACCCTCAACCTTAGTTTCTTCAACTTTAGTTTCGTCAATTTTATTTTCTGCCATAGATTCTTTAACGCTTACAGCGTTATTTTCTCCTTCTGTAGAGTTTAAAGTAACAATATTGAGAGGATTGCAACTAGTGCAACCACTCTCTTCTTCTGTATTGTCATATACTTTAATATTCTTAGCATACGCATCAGACGGAACAATAACGTAAGATAGTTCTTTCGGCATTACTTTATAGAAATCCCAATAACATGTCTTACCATTATATTCCTCACCACGAATATGTTCGCACATTCCTTGGTTAAGTTCTTGTCCACAAATGGAACAACGAACATCATCACCACGAACGCCAATGCTTACAGTATCAAATAAACCATTTTTTACTTTTTCTTGTGCGTCAGGATCAAGAATATCGCATGTTAAAATTAAAGCTTTCGTACCAGGAAGTCTTTGACTATCACCGACTCTTGCTTTAAGAACACGCCCAACAATTTCACCGTCTTCATCATTATGATAAGTAATAACTGGAATATTATAAGGATAAGTCCACCCTGAAACAGATTGAGCTAATGCTTCTTCCATATAACGAGTATTGTTTCTCGTAGCATATGGAAAAGTATGAACAGCTTCAATATCGACCAAAATACCTTTGGGTTCAATTTCTGCCGGAACTTCTGTCATAATGGATTCTTTAATATCCTCTGGAGAAAAACCTAAATATTCACGGAAATCCATTAAATATTTTTTATCCTTTCATAATAGGTTTTATACCGCATTTGCAATACGGACTATAAGCTGGAATATCTTCGATAGTAATAGTATCTATATTAAAATGGGTCATGCGGCCATTTTGATGTTTACTGTTTTCAAATTGAATTTCGATTGTTTTAACTCCGTCAGCTTTGCATTGCATAACGTAATTAAACCAATATGTTTTACGAGTTACGTAATCACATAAGAATCGAAGGCGATATTCATTTTTTGAAATTTGACTATCGATGTATATTTTATCTTTATTATTTTTGACCGTCTCGATAATATCGGACATTATCTTATGAATTTTTTTTGAAGAATATTCTTCTATTGATTCAGTTACAGGATCAATCATCTTATTATTAGTTTTGTTGTTCGCTTGAGCAGCAATAATACCTTCTTTAGCAGCTTCGTTTATATGCTTCTTTAAGAAATTCATAATCTCGGCTTCTTCAGCAGAAATATCATTACTGTTCGTGAGTATATTACTTAAGTTATTGTATATTGCGTCAATATCCTTAAATTTTTTCTTATACTCATCTATATTGTCATCAGTATTTGCCTCAATAAAATCTAACGATTCTTTAGTTTTTAAATCATCGGTATTCTGATTTTGAGGATTTGCAATATTACTGAAATAACCATTAGGTTTATTCGAAGCTTTTTTACCGTTAAATTTTCTATTATCTAAACCATCTTTAGATTTAGAAACTTTAGTTTGTTCCTTTTGTAGTTTTTCTTGATTTTTAGCAGCATTATTAGCAACTTCAATTGCTGATTTAGTTTGCGCATCTATAACTTCAAGTTGAGAAGCTTGAGTAACTTTAAATGCATACATTTCTTTTTCGTCGACATCGTTATCAAAACCAAGATCTCGACGAGCTTCTGGTAAACTAATAAGATTACCTTGGTATTTTTGAATTGTATGAGCTTCAATTTTAATTTTAGTATCGATACTAACTTCATTAAATGCAAGATGTACGCAATCATCACGATTAGTAAGTGGGTTGAAACCACCTTCTAATAACATTTCAGTAAATAGATATTTCTCTAAAAAAGAAGAAATAACATTTTGAAATGCGCGAACTTCGTCATGCATTAAAGCTTCTGTATTATCGGCAGAATTTTGTCCACCGCCACGACCCATTGAAGATTTAGAAGCATTAAGACCAGTAAATACACGTTCTTCTAAATAATTCAAAAAAGTAATTAATTGATTAGCTTGCATACTAGGAGTAATTGACTCAATTTGAGTTCTTTCATTAGTAACTAAGAACCCGTCATTTGGTAAATCTTCCATAGCATCACGAGCATCGTCAATTTCTTTTTGTGTTGCATACTGACCTTCTGCAACATTACCTACTTTAACATGCAAAATAGGGATAGCGAAACGATATAAAATCGTCATTACTAACCCTTCAGCTTTTCTGAGCATAGTAACGTCTTCTAATACAGAAAAAATTCGAGACGTACCATAATCAGCATTATTCATTTTATCAATATAAAGGTGAATAACATCGTCAGGTTTATATTCTTCATTATTAATTAAATAATGATCGATGCTTCCTTTGTCGTCACGTTGAATAGATACTTGAGTAGGATCTGCTAAAAATAATCCAGAGATAGAACCGCCAGAATAAATTTTTTCGGCTTTAACACCATACTTTTCTGTTTCATTATCTCTAGTTTTAATTATATACGAATTTGAGTAAGTATACAAGTCCTTAGCGATAGAAGTTACTAAAATATAAAAAGGAATCTTAGATCGATATTCAATAATTCGAATTCTATCTTCAATATATTTAGAAGCTTCTTCGTTTTTGGACTTAATTTGATATCCAGCTTTAGTAATAAGCTGAGAGAACTTCCGAATAGCTACAGCTAAATAAGAGTCGGTAAGAATAGCTTTTTTAATTCGAGATAAATCATAACCAGTTGCACCTGGATTTGTTGCTTCTCGAGAAGAAAATTTACCAAGTACAACTGATTTGGCTCGGATTAGAGTATCACGAGCCTTTCCAGCTAAACTTTTATTCACTCTTTTAGTTTCGGCTTCAGTAACGGAAGTAAAAAAGTTTTTTATTTCCATTTATTATTTCCCATTTAACGGAATAAAACCTGTATAAGATAAGCCACCCATTTGAGTATAGTCACTTCCATGGATTGCTTGATTTTGAGATGAAGAGTTACCATAATAACCGCCAGCACCATCGGCGATTACTACATGAGAATCCCCATACACTATTATATCACCTTTTGACGGAGTTCCGCTAGTCACATTTAATCCGACTGCAGCAGCATCTGAAATTAATTTAGACACACCGACAACTCCGTTGGCTAATTCACTAGCCAAGAACTTAGAATAATAAGAACCGAATTTAGTTGCGAATTCAACACAACCATCTGTCCCATTATCCATTGTTTGACCAATTAAGCCAGAAGTAATTGCTTTAGTAAAATCTGTATCGATTTGTCCAGTACCTCCACTACCATTAAGAACTCTATCAGTTAATGATCCTGGTTTTACATTTCCATAATTACCTGTAGAAGATAAACCATTAGCACCAACCTTACCAGGTTCAGGAGTTAAACTATTTAAATAGAATACAGGATCCGAAACTGGAGTTTGTTCAAATGGATTAATATTATTATTAATAAGAACGCCTTTAGCTAATGCATTTTCTACTGTTAAATCAAAAACATCTTTAGTTAATTCAGCAGACGATAATAATAATTTATTATACTGATAAATAGAATTAACATATTTTTGATCATAAATATTTCGATAAGAACGCAAAAAATCATTCTCATATTGACTTAACATTGTCGGACAATATGATAAAAATTCATGATTATAATATTCTTGTCGAGTTTGCGCACATGCTTCTATACTTCTCATGAATCGAATAAGTTCATCGGCTCCATATAATTTAGCCATCATTTTAGCTTTTTCTCTCATAAGCAATTCATTTCTTACGATAGTATCATGTGCTACTTTACATTTTTTACCAGATGTCGTTTTAACAGCTAATCCATCAAATGCCAAAAGCAAAACAGTAATATCTTCTGCTCCAGCAAGTTGAACGGCATGAAACATTTTGGATAGATAATCTTGAAGATAATCTTTAAGTCTTTCTATCCAATGTTTTTTAACTCTAACTAAATTTCCTTTTGTCCAACTATAAACTAATTTATCTAAGTTCTGAGATTTGCCTTGTTTGACATCGATAACCGGAACATCTGGAAAACCAAAAGGATCGTCGTCCTTTGGTTTAGGGGTATTACTTTTATTATTATCTTCTTTAGGAAAAACAGGAATGAATTTCCCCGGATCTTCTTTTTCTGGAGGTAATGGAGTAACAGGATCCGGAGGATCAATTCTAATAATCGTATCTGTCGTGATAGTTACGATCATTGTTTCTATAATAGATCTTATTTGTATAGGAAAAAAAGGTAAAAGATTATATACAGTTTTTAAATCTTCTAATAAAGAATCTATATCAGATTTTTTATCTTCAGAGGGTGAATAAGGAATAGGATCTTTATATTCCCTAAATTTAGGATGTTCAAAAGAGCCTTTACTTTCATAATGTCGTTCAGGTTCAATTGACGGCCTATATAAAATCTTTTCTTCGTCCATTAAAATAATGTCCTTGTAAATTTATTCCGAGCATAACCTTGTTTTCTCGGAGTAGATCGACTACCAAATGAATCATGTAAAGGAACTTGTTCCCATGCTTCATCGGAAGATTCATATTTTTTCTTTTGTTCAGTCCAAGGATTTTCTAAATCACGTTTTTCAAAAGTAGGCAACATGTTACCCTTATGAACTCTGTAAACTGTTTCATAAGATTTCTTTTTAACTAATTTAGTTAATTCAGGGAAATGTTGAACAAAAGCTAGATAAGCAAGTCCTAATGCGTCGACAAAATGTTCGTTTTCACTGCAATACTGAGGTACTCCGGCTGACGTAATTTTTTCGACACGATAATCAATTAATTGTTTATATATATGATTATCCCAAGGACTTAATATTAAATTACCACGTTCAATAAGAATAGACAATTGATTAACCATGAAAGGTTTTAAATGTTTTTTCTCAAGAACACCGGTAATAGGATCTTGAACATCAATTTTTTCAGAAAACATAAAGCCAACGATTTTTTTATCGAGCCCAGATTCTGGATGTTGTTGGCCATAGATTTTTAATGTTTCTAGTTGGTATTCCACATTGTTATCTTAAAAGTTTTTTATCTTTTAGTTCTTATAGTTTCCTATAAGGTCGGCATATTTTTTCATGTGAATAAATGGATACATGATGCGGTCTCGTGGCAAGATTATATCTTTTCACTTGCTATGCTCTGCCCCTGACTTAACTTAGCTAAGCCTTCGGTTCGAGTTACCATATTATACAACTTAGGTTTCTCGCTTAATTCCGCATTGAACATATATTGCGTAATCCATAAACAATATATGCGGCAAATAATTTACCGGCGCCTCTATCTAAATAGATATAGGATGGATTATAGATAGCATTAATATCTATGATTTTTTTTACAGCTTTATCAAATGTAAATTCTGAAGATTCAATTTCTGTTCTATTAATAACTCTAAATTTGTTAAATACATTATCATACTCTAATACAAGTATAGATGTCGGGGCTTGACTTTTCATTATGTTCTATAATGGGCGCTACACCACTATACGTTCTCTTATGAACTGCTATATATTTCTATATAGATCAGACTATATCTTTATCCTAATTATAGGATACCGGCCGCTTCCATTACCAATAGCTTGTAATGTACTTTCACAAGGAAATAGTCGTTGAGCGTCTCTTATTAAAAAAAATAAGATTTCGCTGCTGATTAGCAGTTAAGCCTCCCAGCAATTCAACCGGTTTATTACTCATTAATTACTTAATGAGAGGACAATATCATTATTAAGCAGATTAAAAGTTTTAAATAATTACCCAATCTACTCCTATGAGTCTAAAAATTATCCCAATCGACGCCAACGCATCTAAATACATTAGGAGTATATATTTTCTTACCTGGTGGTAATTCATGTATTTCTTTTACATTTCTATCATCGAGACCTGTCGTTACAGGACGCCATTTATCTCGATCATAATACACATAATTATCAATTTTAGTAGCTTCTTCAAGTTTTATTTTATCGAATACGCCAGCTTCTTCAACACCAAACTCTGCTAATACTTCATGAGTATAAGCATTGTTATCATAAGTATTTCGGAATTCTTCTTCCATAGCATCTGACCACATAGGATTATGTTGTGTCGGATGATAATGTTCTTGGACAGTTTTGTTGCGATTATGATCGCTACTCATAACCTTCTATATGTTACCATATAGCTCAGACTATATCTTCGTCCTAAAAAAGGATGCCTTCCGCTTCGAGTCGCTTGACCCTACTCCCATATAGGGATAGTCGTTGAACGTCTCTTATTAAAAAATAAGATTTCGCTGCTGATTATCCTTAAAGGATGTCCCAGCAATTCAAAAGGTTTGCAATTATTAATTACTTAATAATGGGGCCTATTTTAACCCTAATTCTCGGCGAGTACAGATTTCATAAAACTTAGATCGTCTACCAGTTGGAGTAGATGAGCATGTCATTCCGATAGTATCACGTTCCATACAAAGAGCGTATACAGTATCGAAATCTCCTTCACCCATATAATCCATTTCATCGAGTGATATCCAGTCAGCACGCCAACCACGAATTGAAGCAGCACTCATACCTGAACCTGCGCCAGTAGTAAAACCTACTATTTTAGATCCATTAGAAAATTCTAATAGAAATGGATTAGTAGTAGATCTAGTTACTTCTCGTTTAATTAAGGCAGAGCTGTCAATCTTTTGACGGATATTATCGAATATCATTCGAACTTGTGATTGATAAGGTGTAACGAACATGTGGATAAAGTTGCGGCGAGTAAATACATTAAACAGCGCCTCAACTACCATTGTTTCCGTTTTACCTGTATTATGTGAAATAATATCGTCCGATATAAAATTATGATATCCTGGCACATTAATATGATATGTAGGATATTCACCAAGATATTCTATTGAAACAATTCTGTCCCAATATATATCTCCATATAATATATCTTCGATACTTTCATATTTAAATAAATTAGCAAATTCTCTTGCTTCATTTTTATTTAATGGTCTCGATTTTAAAAATTCTTCGATCGAAAGTCTTCCAAATTCGACTTTTTTAAAGTCTTTTTTGTCGAGAGGATTTAATTTCATCTCGCCTAAAAATAATTGATTTAAAGTTTCAGAAACTTGCTGGTATTTATATGAATGATAAATACAATACATAGCTCTAGATCGAGACTTATTTCTAATTTTTCGATATAACTTATTCGAATTAAAACCTAAAGAATATTTATCATCTTCTTGTTCTATTTTAGTAATAATACCAAATCTTAATAAAAGATGTGATAATTGTTTTACTAGTTTACGAGAACAAGAATGATATAACATCTCGACGGGTTTATTCTCTGTAGTATCGAAAGCATCGAGAATTAATTCTGAAACAAAGATAGACATTGCTTCTTTATTTAAAGTAAATATTTCTTTTGGTAACGTTTTTTCAGAAGATTTATCTTTATTAATTTTACGAGCTAGTAATTTTAATTCAGTTTCTTCTATACTATTATCACCAAAATAATTTAATTTCGTCGGAATACCAATATATTCTCCGACAGTCAAATCTTTAATTTCTTGCCAACCTAATGCTGTTAATAATGGATGGTTATCTGTTGCGTCAATTTGACGGCCAGTTTGTGTCGTTACACGATATAATGGTTTAATACCATTTTCCATTATTGAGCAATTATCCACTATTTCGACTTGATAATTGTCATCGAGCGCTAATGTTGAGAAATTCTGATTTGTATTTAATAATTCCTTTACAGTTTTTATTTCGCCAGTATATGGATCCTGTAATTCAGACCAATCTGCAACACAACGACGACCACAACGGAATACTTTGCGAAGTGATCGATCTCGAAGCATCTCAGCTTGATACCAACGAGGACACCACGGAGCATATTTATCTAAATCTATATTATAGATTTGGATAAAAGATTTAGCCCACATAACTGGATCTCTTTTGATAACTACTAATTTGCCTTCTTTAGATAATTTAGTATAATCTAATTTAACTAATTCTTCTAAAGGCATTCTCATTAATTCCTGAATGGAATAATCTTTTTGTGCCATAAATTTTATTTATGGAATGCTTTACCTTCTTGCCCCATCATAGTTGTTTGTAAACTATATTGTGATTGTTGAGCAAGAGCCATTCCTGCTTGTCTCATCGTAGCATATTGTTGAGAATTAACTGGATTAGTCCATGAAAAAGGACGATATGATTGCTGAGCTTGTTGTCTTCCTTGTTGTGCTAAATCATTAGCAATACCAACCATAGTAGGACCAGCATTATACAACAAATCCATTCCGATTCCAGCCACAGGACCTAATAATGCTGTTGTACCTAAAGTAAACGCGGCTTCACCTAAAGCTTCGCTTTTAGTTTTACCTTCATTTAATGCATCGTCATATGTCATATAACTAAAACCAGAACTTAATGCTAAATTAGTTTTATTTTCCCATAGCATTTTACCAGCTGTTGTTTTACCAGCTGCTCTTGCACCTTCACCAGCTGCAGTTTTAAATCCGCCAACAACTTTGCTACCTAAATTTAATAAACCCATTATAATGTACCTGGCGCTTTAATATTATTTCGTCTTAATGCAAAATTAATATCGCCTGACGCGCCCATATTATCAAAAGCATTTGCCGGTGTTAAATTATTGCTAGCAGATTGTATAGGATTAACTGGAGTAACAGTACCAATTGAACCAATATGATCTGTCGAATTAATATCGCCAATTGCTTCTCCAGTATTATTTACAGCTCCTAATGTTAATAATCCGCCAGTAACACCCCAGCCATAATTAGTTAATCCATAATGTTTGTCTAGTTGATAACTATTTGGATCTTTTACTTTTATATAATCGTTACCACCACTGAATATAGAATTCATAGTGTCGCGTCCAGGCATATATTTAGTGCCATATTGTTTCTCAGCTGTAGTAGCCGTATTAGATACAGCTTGTTTAACCTGATTATCCACTGTATTAACAGCTTTAATTGCCGTATCTTTAATATCGTGAATAACATTGCTATTCTTTATATAGCTAGGTACATTAAGATGTGTACTAATTTTATTAACAAGCTTTTTGCCTGCATTAAACATAGCACTCATAATTAAATACCAGGAACGCCAATAATATTAAATTCACCGTTTTTATCACGGTATACACCGCCGCCTGTAGCTACACGATATGCAGTAGAAACACCTGCTACACCTTGCCATAATGCACGAGCTTTGTCATAATTCGTATCTTTTGCACTGAAGAAATCATCAAGTTCTTTACTTGCTTGCATTGCTTCTTCAGCATTATTAGAAGAAAATCTACTTCTAAAAGCATCGTTAGCAAATTTTTCTTGATAACGAGCAAAAGATGCATCGTCTAAATATGCTGCTCTAGCAGAATTGCCAAGACCGAAATTATTTTCGGCAGCTTTTATACCACGACTAACAGTAAAAGATGGATCGATTGTTCTCATAAAAGAACTTTGATTCATACTTCTAGCATTAGCAAAATCAAACAATGCCTTTGTTGTCGAAGTATGATCGATAGCACCGTTTAATTTTGTAGCTACTGCTTTAGAGCCTTTTAACCCAGCTCCTTTAGCGCCCCTAATAATAGCGCTAGCAGGAAAACCCATACTATTTTAACCTCGAATCTCTTTCTGCCTCGATTTCTTGTTGTGAGATAAAGAAACTATCGTCGGCCAAACTATTAATAAGAGCCGTATCATGGTCAAGAGAATCAACGTTATTTCTAATTTTATCTTTACGTGTAGCAGACAATAATTCAAAAACTTTATCTCGTTTTTGAACTAAATTAGTATATAATTCAATACCTTTAGAAACCATAGGTTGAGTAATTTCTTGACCTGTTTCAGTAATATTAGTAACGACATCGACTACAGGTTCATAATCTTTGTTATTAATATACTGCATAGCTCTAGAAATAAGAAGGTCTAATGTAATTAGTTCATGAACTAATACTTTGTCTGTATAGGAAGATTCATCTAATTTAAATTCTTCTTGGTATTGCGCAAATTTAGATGCAATTAAAGTCGTTTCACAAATACATGGTTCACCAACTTTAACGATGCCGGCTTTATGTAAAGGATCATTTTTATAAATACAATTTTCACCTTTACAAATAATTGGCATACGTGCATAAATGGCATGATCAGTTGCCAGCATATGCATTGCTTTATCATATAATAATTGTCCGTCTTCAGTATAACCCCAAGAGTTATATTGCTGAACGAACTTATCGAGCAATTCTACCAATTCAGATTCTCGTTTAGATAAATCTGTTTCTTTTTTATCAGCCATTTCGAGCCTCCTTCAACCTTATATATTACAAAGGTTTTTTAGCTCGATTTAATCTAGCTAGTACCTCTTCTTCAGTAATTTGATTTTCGCTATCATCTCTTTGAATAACTTCAATTTGTTTTGATTTATCTGGTTCTGGAAATCCAGCTTCTTTAACTTTCAAATATTCAGCCAATTTATCAGACAAGAATAATTCGACTTTTTGTTCCGGATCTTTAGAATTTTCATAAAAATATAAAAGACCAGTAGTTTCTAATGGTTCCATTGAAGCTTTAATAAATTCGAAAATATCTTCTTGCACCTGTTTATTGAAAGACATATCCATTTCTGTATATGTACCATCTTGGTTCCAATCGACAACAATTTCATGTGTCTTCTTGTCATCTTCAGTAGCAATTTCATTTTTTTCATTTAATGTAACGATATATTCTTCGTCAAAAATATTATTAGCTCCGAATTCCGGAATATTATATAAATTATATTGACCGTAAGCCTCTTTCACTTCATCCAAAAAAGGGCCCATTTCGCTATCAAATTTAAATTCTTCAGTAAAAAATGGTTCGTTTAATTTAAATTCGTGTAATTTGTTCATAAAGTAAAGCACGATATTTAATTTATACATATTGAGATCTTGATAAGATTCAATAGCGCGCTTACATGCTTTTTGTAAATTAGTTGCTGGCATGTTTACCTCGTAACATAAAAATAAGCAGTATAAATAGTATTATACTGCTTTTAAAATACTATTTATTTGTCGGTGCTTCCAATACCGCCGACACGTTTACCTTCTGCATCGTCATCGTCAGTAATTAAAAACTTATGAAAAACGCCTTGTGCGATACGTTCACCTTTTTGAATATGAACGATATCGTCATTATGGGATAGTAAGCCCAAAGAAATTTCGCCTTCGTTATCAGAATTATCAACAAAATCTGCATCGATTACACCGATAGAATTTAACATTCTAACGCCACGTTTAAATGCTACAGAAGAACGAATATGTAAATATAATACTTCGTTATCTTCCATATATGCTTTAACGCCTGTCGGAACGATACATAATTTATTAGGATATAATGTAAAATCTTCGACAGCAAAAAAGTCGTAACCAGCCGATTTTTTTGTTTTTCGTTTTGGAAGTTCTACATTCATATCTTTACATCGCGAAACAACTTCAAATCTTCTCATTTAATCCTCCAGTAGTTTATCTAATTCTTTTTGAAGATCTTGAATTAGTATAGCCAACTTTAAACTTGCAAATTCTTTAGAAATAATTCCGTTTTTTGCAAGAATTGTATATGCTTTACTATGATCATAAGATAAATCAGAGCAGAATTGTTCAACAAGTTCCATTTCTGTTTTATCAAAATCTAAAATAGAATATACAATTTTATCTTTAGGATCTTCACAAAAAAATAAGATTTCGTCAGGAGAATACGTCACGTATTTCTTCATTTATGAAACCTCGTTAAAATAAATAGTAAAAATATTACTTCACATGAATATTGTAACATTAAATAAAAAAAAAGAAAAGAGGTGAATGGCCCCAGGATGGGGACAGTTCACCTCGATAAAAACGGACGCCAAAAGGCTTAGTCTGTTTTGTCACCTAGATCCGACAAAGGAATACAATCGCTAGATTCTACAATATATTCTTTTAATGAATTAACATCTTGAATTTTAATCATATTAGAATCTTCGATACAAATAAAAACATACTTTTTATTATTATATTTAATAATTTGACCAGGAAAAGTTTTTTCCCAATTAGTTAGCATTTCTTTACCTTTTATATCTATTGTATATATACACTAATATATAAATTATCGTAGTAATTATAAAAGAATAAAATACGGAATCAAGCATTCCTAATACATTATATTTCCATTCTATTAATTGCGATAAAGAAATTACTAACGATAAAATAAATAGATAATCTTTCATGATTTATACAGAAGCTAGATAATTATCTAATTCTTCCTCCGTTTTTAATTCAATTTGTTCGTTAATACCATCAAAAGCAAGAACAACATCTTGATAAATATCGATGTATAATTGGCGATTATTTTCAGTTGCAATAACACGAGTGCAATGATCTTTTTCACTAATGATTACATCTTTAAATCTTTTAGTAACTTTTTCTAATGCGTTATTCATAATAATCCTTTTGTTCATAAATAAACAAGTGCGCAGTCGGCCCACCACTTATCTTATTGGCACGACTCACTTTCACCTGCGCACTATATTAAATATTACCATCATTATGGTTGTGTGCGATTAACACGTGGAAATTTATTTTTAGCTCTTTCGGCTTCAAGTTCTCGTTTGAGTCTCGTAATTTCCCATTCTTTTTTAGGAGTCAGTGTAATATCATGATACATATCATCAATATGCCATACTACTTTTTTAATTACTGATTTTAATCCCATATTAAATCACCTTCTTATTTTAAAGCAATTCTAAATATTCGTCAACTTTAATTGTTTTTCCATCATATTCAATTTTATAAATATTTTGATTAGACGATCCTCTAAATTTTAAAGACGGATCTTTTAGTTCTTCGACGAATTTACCGTCAACTAACACATCGATGCGTTTTAATAGTTGAGTCTTCAGTTCATCATTAATGATCTGATCAAGAGTATAACCAGAATAACACCAAATATCTTTATTCTTGAACCAACTTTCATTTTTGAAAGAATCAATAAAATCGCAAAGACCTTCAACATTTTCAAATGGTTCTCCGCCAAGAATAGTTAACCCAGCTATTTGAGGATGTTTAAGATAATCTTTTAATTGAGTCGCCACATCTCTTGTGAACTTTTCACCGGCTGTAGGCGACCAATATTCTTGATTAAAGCATCCTTTACAATGATGACTACATCCTGTAACAAATAAAGTAGCACGGATTCCTAATCCGTTAGCAATATCATATTCTCTAATTTGACCGTAATTCATATTATTTCCTATTCATTAAAGTCATTAATATAACATGTTTTATAATATACTTCTTCTTCGGTATATCCATTATCTAAAAGATCTTGATATTCTGATAACATATTTTCTTCGTTATACCAAGCTGATTCTAATTTATCTTCTATATATAATAGATATACTTTATTAGGATTATCCATTTAATATACCACTTTCTTTTAATTGTTCATAAATAAGAGAATGAATCTGATCAGGTGCCAAAATATCATTCCCTTTATTACATTTAATTTTAATACAATTATAATATTTACTTAAAGAATTATATGCTTTATCTACTTTATTAAGATAATTAATATCTGATTCGTGGATATCGGTATCTTTACCACCAGTTTTACCTTGTCGTTCATTTAATAATTTAGCACGAATTTTAATAGGTAAACTTAATAATATGACTAAGTCAGGTTTTGGAATTTCTAACAAATCATATTCCATCTGATGAAGCCATTTAATAAATTGACCTTGCTGTCTGCCTTCAAAACGAATCATTTGATATAAAGCATTAGAAGTAGTATATCGATCACAAATAATAATGGCATCATCTTGATTTAAAATATGTTGCCATTGTTTCATTAATGTTGCATAACGATCGAGTGCAAAAAATAAACTAGCTACTTCTGGTTTAATATCTGAATGATTACCAAAGTCGCCATTCAAATACATCTTAACTAAAGAAGAAGATTCACATTGATAGTTAGGGAAACTTAATAAATGAGCATTATAACCATCATGATTGAGCTTATTCACCAATAAATTAGCTTGAGTTGCTTTACCACAACCATCGCCACCATCTAATACAATTATTTTAGCCATTAATTATTTCCTTTATTATACAATTGAATTTTAAGATCATCAATTACAAACTTTAAATGATTAATTTCAGCTTGTTGATATCTAATTTCAGTTCTTAATTTTCTTTCTAAATCAATTATTTGTTGAGCCATAAAAGTATAATCTTCTTTTAATTGTCTTTTAGTTTCTTCAAGAGTTTTATAATCTTTAAGAAGTAATTCTATAAAATTTTTGCCCAATATAATCACCTTAAATAAAAAAATAAGAGCTACGAAATTAATCGTAACTCTTATAATAAAATTTTTAAATATGAAGAACTCTGGATTGAATTTCTTTAGTACGACCTTCATTCCAGAAGTTATCTCCAAGATAACCACATGTCCTTCTAATAACTTTTAATGTATTATGATCTTGATTGCCACATTTAGGGCAGATCCAATCACCTTTTCCATCTGGTAAAATTTCACCATCGAAACCACATTTCATGCAATGATCAAGTTTAGTATTGAATTCCCAATACATAGCATGATCATAAATATATTGAATAATAGTTTCTAATGCTTCAATATTATTTACCATATTAGGAATTTCACCATAACCAATAAAGCCACCAGTGGCATTTTCTTGGAATGGAGCTTCAAAATCTATTTTATCAAAAATATTTATATTTTCTCTTACATCAACATGATGAGAATTAATATAATAACCTTTATCGGTCACATCTTTAATTTCGCCAAATTGTTTTTTATCTAATTTGGCAAATCGATAACATAAACTTTCTGCAGGAGTACTATACAAAGAATAGCCATAATTTTCTTGGGTATTCCATTCTTCACATTTATCTGCCATATATTTAGTAATTTTTAATGCTAAATCTTGATGTTTAGTATTAGATTCACCTGTTAATAATTTAATAGTTTCATATAAACCAATATATCCTAAACTTAATGTAGAATAACCGCCGGTCATTAAATCGTCTAATATATCATCAGCATTTTTCCTAGCATAAGCACCATACATCCATAACGTTGGAGCAACAGAAGCTTTTATGCCTAACAATCGCTTTGTTTTAAATTTAAGAGCTTTATGACATAATTCTAAACGCTCATCTAATAATTTCCAAAATTTATTAATATCTCCATCTGCAATAATAGCACATTGAGGAAGATTTAAAGTAACAACGCCTTTATTAAAGCGTCCATCTATAATAGGATTATTTTCTTTGTCATACCAAACTGATAGAAAACTTCTACACTGCCAAATATTTTTATATTTGGCTGGACTATCTCTTCATTTATTTAAAATAAATGCGATGCGCTTGGAGTAGCACGTCTCTACTCTACCTGGCTACACTCATCACCAGTAGTCTCTACACTTTCTAGTACATATTCTATAATATTAAAATTAGTATGATTAGGAATTCTTTTTTGTAAGATTCCTGTTAATCTTTTTCTATTTATATTTAAAGTATTAGATGCGTCTCTAATGCTTTTATATTCGATACCATCTATATTCACCTTATGTGATCTTTTTTTATTTTTATATAAACCATTATCATATGCATGTTTAACATTTTGTTGATTTGTACACAATTCTAAATTTGATAATTTATTATTTAATTTATTTCCATCAATATGATTTACAAATAAATCTAAATTATCATCATTATATAAAAATGCTTCAGCCATTAATCTGTGTACTCTAAAATGTTTAGACTTTTTATTCACTTTTAATGTTATTTGATAATAACCTAACTGATCTACATAAGGTTTAACAATTTTATTTCTTTTAATATTAAATATTTCTCCATTTTTATTTATTTTATAATTTGGAGCTGATTTTATTATTTTCATTATATATCCTTTATAAAGAATATATACTAGCTTAGCACGGTATTGTTCATAAGAATATTCACCGTTAGCCCTTAATATTAAGGACACCTGTTTTGTGATACAGTTCACATCGTTTTACATGAGCCGATATACGTTAACCCATGGGGCCAAATACTTGTCCATCTTTTACTTGTCGCATAATTTTAGCTGAAACATAATCAGGCATCATTCTTTTTGCTGTACATTCTGCAGCAAGTTTAGTTAAATAATAATATTTACTTCCTGGCTTAGCATTATGTTCGTCTAATGCATATACAAGTTTAGGAAATGTTGGACTAATTGTAATTCCGTCTGGACCTTTCATACCTTCAATTCTTTGACGAAGAATTTCTTCTGTGATCATAGCACATTCTTCTTCGTACTCAGAACCTGGCATAAAATGCATAAATAAGGTCAGGAAGGGACTTTGGCCATTGCAAGTCATCAATGTATTTATCTGATATTGCAATGTTTGAATTCCGTCTTTTAATTCTTTTTTGACCATCAAATTAACTAATGTTTCTTTATTTTCTTCATTCTGAAACATTTTCTCATATTTGTATTTTGATTTTCTTAAATATGGAGCCAATATTTCTTCAATATGATTTGCTGTTTGTCCTCCATATTGAGAACTTGCCACGACAGCAAACAGCTGGCTAAGCACTGTACATGCTACTTGAAAAGATTTTGGAGATTCAATTTTTTTCTTATTGATAACGGTACCATTAGAAAGCATGTCTTTAAAATCTGGGAGACCACAATTATTCATTGGCTGTAATTGATAATCGATATCATGTAAATGCAGAACTCCTTTATCATGAGCTTCCATAATATCAATCGGAATTAATTTTCTTCTAGCAATATCTTTAGAAATTTCACCAGCCATTAAATCACGTTGAGTTGGAATAATATAAGCATCTTTATTAGAATTTTCATTAATAGTTTCTTTATTAGAACCTTCAATTAATTCCAAAATATCTTTATCAGAAGTGTTAGTAATTCTCCTATATTCTCGTACTGCTCGATAACCTTCGTAAGCTCGAGCTACATCTTTTTGTTTATGTTTAACTAACAAATCGAATACCATTTTTTCGATTCGTTTAATATCGAGTTCTTGCATCATAATTGCTTCATTAGCAATTTCACTAGCAATAGATTCTGCAATTTTTTTATTATCTTTTAATAATGAATGTTGAGCTTTTTCTATAGCTACAATAATTTTATTTTTATCGAAATTTACTTTACGACCATCACGTTTAATAACTAACATTATTAATCCTTTTTAATTACTAATTCAGTTCCTTCTATAATAAGAGATAATTCATTAGTATTAAAAGAGAGTGAATAAGAGTCCTCATTGGGTACGTCCTCAATTTTAGTAACAATCCATCCCTTGTCAGAAGGAGAAAATCTAATTACATCTTTAACTTTAATATCTTGCTTAAGACGTCCTAGATCTGCATACCAATATACGTTAGGAGAAACAGTAATTACTTTTTCATTATCGGCATATTGATGCTTTAATGTATATCTTTTTAAAGTCTGTTTCCCTTCATAATGAAATTGTACGTAATGTGAATTACCTTCAGAATCAAGAATAATTTCATCACAATCACAAGGTAGCGTACCTAAGAGTCTTTTAGCTTGCGGCATAATAATATAATTATTGCCGCCAAATAAAAATTTTTCCATTTATTTAACCTCTTATCTAGAATTAGGGATTAAAAAAAGCAGCATTGATGATCATTCAATGTCTGCGTATTCAAGTTCTTGTAGAACTAAGAATATATTACGCAAAGAATATACAATATATAGTATTTGATCATTGAAATTCTTTAATTCCATTATACCAAATTTATATGATGCAGACAAATATTTTTTAGGTATATATATACTCTTGACATTTTCTTAACAAACCATAAAGCTAGTTGCTATATGCCTTAATATAGTATATAATAAAATCAATGAGAATTCTTAATATATTTATTATTAAAGAGGTATACAATGGAAAAGGTTAAGAGTCCTACTTTACAATCAAAGTACAGACCAGAAGAAGAACAAGATTTTGTTTCTTGGCTGTATAAAATGTTTTTAGCAAAGAAAGATAATAAACGTATTACATATAATCGAATCATTGATTTAGCTAAAGAATTTTACGATATAGAAATTGATCAATCAACTGTCGGCAGCTATTTTAATGACTTCAGAAAATCATTAGCTCCTGTAATGACAGAGCAAAGTTTAAACGATACGACAGTTAATCTATTATTAAATGCGCACACTAAAAATGTAAATAGCAAAAATAGATCGGCTATTAATAGAAAACTAAAAGATATTAGTGAACAATTCCTTCTAAAAGAATTAATTACTAATTCTATCAAAGAACTTGAACCTTTACAATATAAAATAAAAGATTTACAAAATGGTGAATCTGAAGCTGTACTACTTTTAAGTGATTGGCATAAAGGCCAAGTAAGCGATAATTTCTTCAATAAGTTTAATGATAAAATTTTTCACCAACGTGTCGAAAAATTATTAAATAAAACTCGAGAATATTGCCTATTAAATAAAATTAAAACTATTCATATTTTAACTTTAGGCGATATGATCAATGGTTGGATTCATGTACAAACACGAATTGAATCTCAAGAAAACATTATTCAACAAACTATTGGAGTAAGTGAATCACTCGGGAATTTATTCACTAAACTTAGTGAAGAATTTAACATTGAACTCTATTTCTGTCGCGGTAATCATGATCGAGTAACTCCTTCTAAAGAAGAAGCCATGAACGCCGAGTCTTTTAACGATATTATCCCATGGTTCTTACAAGAACGTTTAAAAGGAAATAATCGTATTCATTTTAATGAAAATACATTAAATGATGAAATTATTTTTACTGAAGTATGTGGACAAAAAATAATTGGTGTTCATGGTCATCGTGATAGTTTCAATAAAGCAATTGATAATTTAGCATTGTTTTTAAAACAAATTCCAGATTATATTTGTATGGGTCATTTCCATCATTCTCGTGAACTCGATGAAAAAGGTGTTGAAATGATTATTAATCCTTCGTTATGCGGTACGGATAGTTTTGCTACGAATACTCGTAAGTTTTCTAAAGCAGGACAAAAACTTCTTATGATGAATAAAGACGAAGGACGTTACGCTACATATTTAATTAGTTTTTAAAATAAGAAAGCCCCCTTGATGGGGGCTTATTTTTTTACTTATTATAATTGAATACATAATAAAGTATCCAAATAATTACGATTAATTTTATAATATCGTCCATAATTATTTTTCTTTATGTTCTTCTAAGAACATTTGCTTTTCACTTTTAAAAATACCATATACCGATAAAATAAATAATATAAAAAATAATATACCTAAAATAATTATAATCATTTTTTATTTTCCCTTTGCTTTATTATTATTTCAGCATATTCTTTTAATTCTTCATTAGCAGATTTTCTTGGTTTTTCTTCTTTTTGTTCACTATTAAAATTTATTTTTAAAACATCTTGAAAGATATATGAATAAGCATTAACTGATATCCATATCATTAATATAATAATAGCAATAGCAAAAATTACAATAAGAGGAAGTATTAAAAATGCGAAAACAGTGTACATAAAATCAGAAAGTTGACCAATAACACCAGTTGCTAATAATAATATTAAATAAATATAAAAACATAATTTTCTATTATCTTTATCTATTAATTTATCAATCATCGTTTATATTTAGCAACGAAAATAATAAAGAATACTGTAACAGCAAGAACAGTTAAACTGTATAATAATTGATTTTCCATCGCTACTCCTCTCTCTCATAAAATCTAATTAACTCAAGAGCTTTTTTTATATTAATATGTCTAAACTTAATAAGCTCTTTTTTATTTCCTACAATGTGGTCAACTCTCCATTTATAATGTAAAGTTCTTCCTTTAATAATACAAGAACCAATCGTAGCATATTTCGTTATTTGATCAATATAAAAATCAGTACAATCTTTGTACTGTTTTTCATAATTTGATTTATTATATTTAATCATAATTTTGGACCGTAAATATAAAATGTAATGTGTTGAATCGGACCTAAATATTTGCGAATTAGATTAAGAACTTGTTTCCATTCTAATCCACCAAGACCACAACCTAATTGTGGAACAGCTATAGTAACATTATTTGTTTTAATAGTATTACAAAAATTAACTAATGCTGTTAATCCTTTTTCAATATATTCATATTTAGATGGATCACGCCAATTTCTTTTAGTCGGAAAATGGATAATCTTACGATTAAAACGTGTATTAGATATTAATATTTTACCAACATCTAATTCTCTATTTTTACATGCTTGTTCATAAGGAATAACTGCTTCCGGATATTGTTTCTTTATCTGAAGCGCCAATCCTTTGCCACTTGTTCCTAAAATATTAACTGTATTAATAATATAATTGGCATCAGAATCAAGCATATCTCCAGTTTTATATAATAACATATTTACCTCTTAACATAATTTGTTAAAAAATAATCTTTAATATCATCAACTAATATTACATCATCAATATCGGTATAAGACCAAGGAGATCCAGGCTTAATAGTTTCTTCAATTAAATCAGTTTGATTAACATCTAAAAAACTTTCTAATACAATATCAATTGCATTAGTTAACATTAAAGAAATTTTTAAATCATATTTTTTGACAGTAATAATTGGCTCTGCTCCATATAAAGAATATTTATAATAAATATCTTTTACAACTGGACCATATCTCCATGCAATAATATTATCTTCAAAAGCTAATTTATTATATTTTGCTAAGTATGAACCTTGCACAAAATATAATAATTTTTGTAACTTAGTATTCGTTACCGGCTTTTCTCTTTTTTGAGCTTCATGAATAATATATTCAGCAACTCTTGAAGCAGTTGACATTTGTTTACCTATTTAGTTTTATTAATGCCATCTACAATAATATTAACATAATCTTGAACATTATGTTTAATAAATTCATTTGACATATTAATATTATCTGGAGTAATAACATTAGCTATTAACATAGTAATTAATGTTTCTTTAGATGGAATTAAAAGTCCAATAAGAATAAATATAATAGTAAGAATAAAATATTTTTTTACTTGTTTTGCATTTCTTTTTTTAAGTTCTTCATATTCATCTAATTGATATGGAAAAAGGATATCTTCATTAATACAATTAAAGAAATCAGATACAAAATAAATTAATAAAGGAATACTAAATGCTAATCCAAGTATAAAAGCAAATATACGAATACTATTAATAACACTAATTAAATAAATTAACCAAGGACTAACAATAGGATCCATTATTTTTCTCCTTCTAACTTTAAATATTTTCTAACTAATTTTTGTAGCTTTTTATATTTTTCTTCGTAATTAATAGAACATATAGTTCTACCACTTTCACTTTTATATATAAATGGTTTTTTTGTATGTTTTTCAATAAATTTTTGTTTAAATTTTTCTTTTTTCATGTTTACACCTCTTTATATAAAACAGCATATAAATAATCATTATTATGATAATCTAAATTATTAAATACAGAATGGAATTTCCATCCATGTTTAAAATATTCATTAAGAATATGGTCAGAACTTTTTAAATGTTTTTCTTTAATTAATACACAACGATATTCTATTTTAGAAATAGATTTATTTTCTTCTGACGAACCAAGAACAGATTCAAAAACTTCTTTAAGCTCTTCAGCTGTCATATTTTCTAATCGATTTAAGAATCTTTCTTTATAAGAATCGATATTCATAATTAATTCTCCGTATAAAAAAAGCCCCGTAAGGGGCGAATAATCATGGTTGCGGAGGTAGGACTTGAACCTACAACCCTCTAAAAAATAAAATTATTACACTTATAATTTAATTATTTATTTTTTTATATCTTTTTTCCTAAATGGCAAACCATATTGCTTACACCATTTTCTTATGGCATTATCACTAACGCCATATATCCTACCAATTTCTAAAAAACTTTTAGATAATATTAATTTTAAAAGATCTTCTTTAGAAGGTCTTTCTAAAACTTTTCTATTTTTGCTTTTATAATACGATATTTTTCTTTCTATGTTTAAATCTTCTGAACATTTTTTACAATATACAAAAGAATTAACTTTAGAATATATTCTTTTTCCACAGTATTTACATCTAGGAGCTAATTTATTTCCAGAATGCAATACTTGTTTTCTCATATTTTCTGAATGAGTTACAAGTTCAAGATTTTTATAAGAATTATTATTTTTGTTATGATCAATATGGTTTATTTCTTTGTTAGATGGTATAGTTCCAATAAATGTTTCATATATAATTCTATGTATATATAAGTTTTTACCGCCTATTTTAACAATATTATATCCAATTCCATTATCAATAATTTTCATTTTTCTATAAACTAAATTATTAATAATAATATAAATATTTTCATCTAATTTAATATTGAATTTCCCATATGTATGCGTTCTTCTAAACAGTTTATTGTCAATTACAGAATAAAGATCTTGTCTACATAATTTAATAATGCTAGATCCATCATTATTAATAAAATAATTAGAAAAACCTTTTATTTGTTTATAATCTTTCATAAAATTTTTATCATTAAATTAATATATTTAAATGGCAATCCATACAGAAGCCCGTAAGCCTCTGTAGGATTGAGCGTAACCCGTAAGTAAACGCTCTATAGCCTCTGGTGGTGAGAGTAGGATTCGAACCTACGTAGACAATGTCGACAGATTTACAGTCTGTTGCCTTTAACCAACTCGGCCATCTCACCATGTATATAAATAAAGAAAATCGTGAATATTAATTCACGATCATAAAATTAAATTGGCTCCCCGGGTAGTATTCGAAACTACGACAAGCTGATTAACAGTCAGCCACTCTACCACTGAGCTACCGGGGAATAGGAAGTGCCACACAAGAACAATAATGTATAAATATAATATTTTTCACGATCTTTAAAACTCAGGAGAATAAAGAGAAAGACTGAGTTTATTATACAAGGGTGTAGAAAGGATGATATTTTTATGTTATATGCATCGTAAGGGGCAATGCATATTTAAGATGAGGTCTTCTTGTGTGGCTATATAGTAAATAAGCCATCGTCAGGAATTGCACCTGAGAGCGAAAGGAGAGAATAAAAACTCGTCACTAGACCAATGACACGGAAGTGCGCCAGCACGGGGGAGAACTGGCGCTGTAGTAATTAGCCTCTTAATATTACTACACTATTATATTAACATATAAATTTTATTATGTCAACTATTTTTTAAAATCTGCATATCTTAATTCTCCAGATCCTTGTTTAATATATGCATCGCACATATCTTGGAATACGCCTGGATATAAATTACCGATCGATTCATAATTACCTTCACGATTTGGTTTTGTCCAAGATTCAATATGCAAATGTTCTGGATACGAATCTGGACCGTTAGGACCAACACCGCCAATAATACCGATAGGTTGACCACGTTGTACAGTATTACCTGGCTGTACAAATATTTGAGACATATGCATATACACAATCGTTTTATTTGTACCGTTAGCTGCATTAACCATAACAGCATTATAACCCCAACCGGTATCGACTACTGTACCATCACAAATCGAAAGAATTTGAGGTTTTGGATCATTAGGTTCATAAACAACGTCCATGCCTTGATGTACATGACTAGATCGTTGTTCACCTGGGAATCCAGTTAACTTCATTTGACTGATACATTCAGCTGGAAAGAAGAAGCCCCATTTATCATTATCGAATTCAGATGCATAAAATTCATTAGCAATTTCTTTAAAACAAATACACAATTCAATTAATCGAGCAAAATCATTACTTGGTGTAACCGGCAATTCACGTTTTTTAGTTTGATTAATAGTATAAGGTGAAGCGAATGTTTGTAATTTCCATTCAGCTTGGTTTTTAATATTGAGACCAAAATATGTTTTAGATTGGCCACTACCATTATCACCGCCACTATTATCCACTAAACCATATACAAAATCTAAACGCGTTTTTAAATCTTCATGTTCATGGTTATTTGAATTAATTACTGTCGGATCTTTTGTTGGTTTATCACCAGCAATATTAGAATCAGTACCTGTAAAATATGCTAATGCAACTAATAATGGATTATCGATTAAGGATTCATCTTTTAATTTTTTAGTCGCTATTTTAAGTTTAGATAATACATCTTTATAATCACCGACGTCAAGAATACACATAATTGATGCAATAACTACAGAAGTAAAGTCTTTATGCAATTGAGCACTTTCTACTTCTTTCTTCATTTGCATATATGTTTCTTTAGATTTAGCAATATTCTTAGCTTGATCTTTATAATGTTGAATATTATTTTTAGCATCGTTATAAAACTTAGTAAATGTCGGAATAGTCTTATCTTTATCTTTATCGTTATTAACAGCTTGTGATAATTTTTCTAACTCTTGAGCTGTATGATAAAAGATATTATTAGTATTGCCAAATAAAGATGATCCTGCTGCATAACCATTACCATACATAGATGAGGAGTTCATAAGAGCAGATCCATCATCAATAATAGATTGTCGCCAGTTAATAATCGGTACCTGTTCTTCAACTGGTACAAGTTTCCAATCCATTTTGAATCCGTCAGGCCACTGTTCATTTAATAATTTTTCAGACTGATCGTTAGATTTAGTCAACGAAGCACCTTCATTAATATTAGCTAAGCGTAGCGGTTCTTGATATCGTTTAATATCAATAAGATCACAATAATGCTTCATATTACTATAACTTAATTGATTATCGTCTAATAAAACAGATAAATTAGCACCGACTTGATTTAATATTTCATATGTCTGACCAATAATCGGTTCTAATCTAGTCGAAGTCATATACTGATCGACTTGAGTTTGCATGCCGTCAGTTACACGATCATCAGTTAATTGTCTAATCGAAGCATATTTTTCATACATAGTATTGCCACCATAGTACATATCGTTAATTGGCACAATACTAGCAAGTCTAAATAAATAACGACTAATAGTCGACAAATGATTTTCGACTTGAACCATACGTTTTTCAGTATCAGATGCTGTTTCTAATAAAGCTTTAGCCGTTTCCGTTTCAAATTCAGTAGCTTTAATATTTTCTTTAACGATACGAGGCATATGTAATTCAAGATCTCGAATACGTAAATCGACAGGAAACGCATCTTTGTTATTAGGCACCATACCAGGTGTCGGCAATTTAACAGCATTATCATGTTTTGTTGGATCAAATTGAATTTGCCGTTGCGCAATACTTTGCACTCGATTAATTTGATACTTAGCACTATCGCTACCATAAGCAGCAATAGATCCTAAAGGCAATCCGACATCAAAACAACCTTTATCGTTATTTTGTGTTTCATAAGCATAACGAGGAATACTTTGTGATACTTCTTCTTGTTTCTCAGAAGCCGGCTTAACTTCTTTAGCATCTTTAACAGTTTTATCGTCAGCTGTATTTTTATCTAAATTAGATTGTAAAGCCCATTCAGGTATTTGATTATATACAGAAACAATATCTGGATATACAGGTGCACAATACGTTTTACCTTGTGCTAATTTCTGTACCCTATTAATATCATATACTTTAGGTGTTTTCTTTTTACCAACTTTGGAAACTTTAACGCCACTATCTGATGGCGCTGTTTTACCCATAGCTGTTGTAGAACCTGCTGCTCGAGATCCTGCTGGTACTTCACCCATAAAATCATCGTTAAACGGCTTATTGTTCACAAAATGATCGTAAATAGCAATTGCATAACGTTGACGTTCTTCTAGCGCACTACCACCAGAAACTTCAAACGAAGCTTCATATTCTTGTGTAGCAGCCGCTACATCGGTAGCTTGCGTATATGTACCGATTTGTTTCCACATGCTACTATAAGAATCGATATTAGTTAATTCCCATAAAGCATAATCAATTTGAGACGTGATACTATCTTCTTGACCTTTAAATTCATTAATGAATCGAGGCCAACGATATTCTTTATCCCATTGACATAAGCCATGATGAGTACCATTATCGGCATATATATTAAATGTCGATTCTTGCATTACATTGCCGAGCATAGCAGCGGCAGCAACATCGCTAACGCCTTTAGATTTTAAATGTTTCCAGCAAACTTCAATATTTTCTTGAACTGTAGCCATAATTAATTTCCTCTAAAATGTTTATCGATAAGATCGGTATATAATCCATCGACTAAAATTAAATCGTCAGGAATAATTTTAATCATAGCATTACAATACATACGAGTAGCTCGAAAATCTAATGTTTTACAAGCCAAATCTTCTAAAAATTGACCATCATAACCACGGTAACTATTAATCGTATCAATAATAAATTTTTTATTATCATAATCGACTTTAGAAGAATCACCTTCGGCATCATATAATTTACATTCACTATTATAGTGTAATGGCATTGGACCATTTTTATCCACTTTAAATAAATGATTAAATAATTTTTTATAAGATTCATCACCTAATTGATTATTAATAATTAAATAATCAGCATACATTAAATATAAAATATAACGTAATTTTTTAGGCGATATAGTCGAATCAATTTCTTTAATATAAGAAATAATATCTTCAATAGTATTCATTATATATCCTCATAAATTAAATAAGCCTCAATTAAGAGGCTTTAATATTATAATACTTACATGCATCTCTAAATTCTTTACTATCTTTATCGAATAGTAACAAATTAATTAAATGATTACAAGCATCTTCTAATTTCATATGATAAACCTCGTATATTTAATACTTCAAATATATTACTTTAATTAAATTATATCATATAAAATAAGAAAAAGCCATAGTTTTTACACTATGGCTTAATCTTAAGGTATTTGAAAAGAAGAGAAGAGCTGTTAAAGTATTAATTTTTTTTATGGAGGATTTAATCACTTTAACAATTATATTATATATTAATATTTATTTATCGTCAACTTGTATTAATTCACCATCAACAACTTTCCATTGATGACCAGGCGTAGCATCTTTACCGACAATATCTTCACGTCTCATATGATCTAAACTGTCGACAAAATCATTGACGATATAATCTTCGACTTCATCATAATAGTTATTCATATACGAATCTTCTGGATACGGCTCGCAAAATTCAGATTCAACTTGATCCTTCCGAATTTTTTGATACTCTTTAATACTCATCACACATCCAGTATTAATATGCTCTACATAATATTGCGGATATGGAATGCATTCTCCACTAAGATGACTTACTACTAAGTCCTGTGGCCAAATGACTCGTCTTATTTGATAAGCATCTCTCATTATATTAATCCTTTATATTTAACATGTTCATAAGGTTTGCATAATGTATATTACGGCCGATACCTTAGTAATACTAATATTTTAAGATTAGCATTGTTAAAGTATCGATGTAGAATTTAAGTAGCAGCTATTCTACATCGTAATACTTTAAGATAAATATTTCCAAAATATTAAATGGAATACTGTAAGCAAATTTGATTTAATTTAAATATTGTATATAAAAGAGATTCTTGTGTTAAAAATTGGATGAAATTATATTAAGTCATGTTTGGGATTTTGCGACTATAACAATATTTAATTCTTGGCCGCCGCACTATTACACACTTTATGAACAGTTTTATGATAAACAAAATATAAAAATTAGTATAATGTATAAACCAAATATTTTTAAAGAATCATACTTAAAAATATTTTGAAATGATATATATGTTTTAGAATAAAAATTTAAGTTTTGTAAAAAGTGCGTCGGCAATGTTCAAATCAAATATAATTTATTTGTTTAGTGTTCTGCTTTTAGGCAGATTCCACCGTCTTCGCATAAACGAAGACAAGAATAAATCTGCTTTAGAGAGATATAAAAAAAATACAGATCATATATAAAATATGTCTGCTCTCATTCACTATTTCAGTTATATTAACCGTTCTCTTATTACTAAGAGTCTTCGTTAATCCATGGTATTAGTCGTTAAGTATCTAACCCTGACATTCAATCGTTTCCAATTAAACCATGTTCCATTGTTCCTAGCCTCTCTATCGGAACTTAATCTAAGAATAGATTTACTATCCCCCGAACCATACTTTTAACCATATAAGCATATGCTTACGTAGGCAACGGTCTTTAAGTTCACCTTAACCGCTGACGTCAGTACTAACAGAAATAGTGCTGTTGTACTTCCGGATCCATTCTAATGAATGAGCTGGATCAGACTTCTCATTTTATTAGTCAGACCTTATATTAAGATACTAATCAAGGGATCCACCTTGGTCCGGTACATAAAAGACTCTATTGAAAGAGGCTAACTTCTATATACTAATTTCTTTAAGTACATTATATATTACTAAAATTAGTTTGTCAAATTATACAATTGGACTTCTTTTTCAACAGGATCGCTATGCTTATTAATCATATATATTTCACGTCGTCCATCAAGATCGATATATATTTGCTTGTAGTCTATTTTAGGTTTGCGCAATTGTTTAATATCAAATTTAATTCTATGCAATTTATATTGCTCAATATCAATTACTTTCTCGACTTTGTCAGCATATTTATTAATTTCGATTACATTATCGTCATTGACATATTCTTTTTTATCAAGCATGTCTTTAAATATTTTATCAGTCGGATCATCATAACCATTAACCATAGTAGAAAGTCCTTCGTCATCGAAGTCACCCTCCAATACTTTTACGGCTTTAATACGTTCGGCCATATAATTAATAAGACTTTCTTGAACAGTATGTTTGTAATACATATAATAAATCGAAACATTATTTTTCTGATTTAATCGATAACTTCTTCGAGAAGCCTGTCTTAACGTAAAGAATCGTGAATCAAGTTCATAAAAAACAATTGTAGTAAAATCTAATAGATCTAAACCTGTTTGAACAGCTGATGGATTACAAATTACGGCGCGCACACCAGCTTCTTTTTGTTTTTCAAACCATTGAATACGCTTATCAGCTTTAATAGACTTAGGTAAAATATTTGTTTTAATTCCTTCTTCTTCAAGGCGTCTTAAAATTTTATCGTTTACCATATTTGTTTCATCAAAATATGTATAAATTAATACGCATTCATTATCATGATGTTTAGCTATTTTAACAAGTTCTTCTAGCTTATTATTAGAATTATAATTACAAGAATCTAAATTAAAATATTCACCATTAGTTCTAGAAGGGTTATCTACCCATGCCGCTAATCTATTAATAGCAGCATATTTAGCAATAGACGGAATATTCAGGCCTTTAATTTCTTTAATATATTTATTATATTGATCTAAAATTCTATTATCAAGATTGCAAGAAATAATAGTTTCTGTTAATTTTGGCAATTCTGAACTGATATCGTCCATATTCATAAATATAGAATTATCACCTAATAAATCAGTAAAAATATTAGGATTAATACCAGGCACATGTTTATTACGATCAAAGTAAGCAACTCTCATTGACTTGTTTTCTTCGTCATAACCATATAAATCATTATTACCAAAAGCCTTTAATTCAGTATAAGTATTTAAATCTTTTTCGGTAGTGCCGGAATATTTTACATATTGAGTTTCGATCATACCATATTTATTTTTAAATATTCCTTTATTAACGTTAGTTCTTTTGCCTTCAAATTTAAAAATTTTGGAAGGGAAAAAGTTACGATATGCATAAAAAATATTATCAGTATAACCATTAAATAATGTGCCAGTTAAACCTAAAACTTTTTTTGCGCAACTAGCAATCCTTTGTGCACCCTGACTTTGCATACTGTCACTTAAAAACTCATGCATTTCATCGATAATAAAGAAATCGATATTATGTCGACCTTTACGTTGAAGATACCAATCCAAACTTACAAAATTTTTAACTTCATAGCGCTCTTCCTTAAGATTTTCTAATTCAAATATATTTTGATTATATAAAACAGATCTAGGAATATTCCATTCTTTTCCAAATTTTTTATCATTATCTAAATAAAGATTAGTATACAATACAGGACACTTTATTTGTTTATGTGCTCCTTTATAAATTTTATCTTCATAATACATATAAAAAGTAGAATTACAATTTACTAATTGTCCAGTATAATTACGAAAATAAGTAGAAATAGATTGTTTATCTAAATTATATTTATTTATTTTTAATCTTTTATATAATTTTATTTTGTCATAAGGAACATCATAATAAATATGATAATTATGTCTAATTACTTTAGGATTAATTAAAATAAAATTGTTAGATAAATGTTTAGATATTTCAGGTTCAATATTATTTATATAATTTTCAACACTATCGCATACAAATATTTTAGAGCCAGGGGATAAAATATTAATATCTTTGAACCATTTTTCATTTAAATGAGGCGGGCATAAAACAAAAATATTTTTATTTTTGCCAGGTTTATATAAATTAGCTACGCTAATTGACATTACAGTCTTACCAGTGCCTGGTTCAGAAATTAAGAATCCTGTTTTATTTTTCTTAAGATATCTTGTTAATCCATTAATAATATTTTTTTGATTAGTATATAAATTAAAATCTCGTTTATAAGATAAATAATCTACATATTTTTGAACTTCTTTATCATATCCTTTTTCTGGATTAAATGTAATATCAGTTACATTGTTTAATGCTTGAGAAAATTCAGAAATATTTTCTGTAATAAAAGTATTTATATCGACATTTTGATCTTGATAATTTTTAATACACAAATCACATTTTACAGAACTAATATAATCTCGTAAAAATTTAGAATATTCATCATAACCAGGAAGTTTAATTACAGTTAAATTATGTTCTGGAAATTTAGAAATAGATAAAGAATTTTGTTCTTGAAAGAATAAATTAATTAATTCTTTATTTAAAAATAAATCATTTTTCTTTA